ATGCGATACTGAATTTCCAGAAACTAATTGTAAAAAGAAGTTTTGCTCAGTTAAATGCCAGACAAGATATAATTCTCTATTAAGATATAATCGTTTGAAAGATGATCCCGAATTTAAGAAGAAAAACAGTGATAAGTTTAAAGAATGGCATTCTAAAAATAGAGAGAGACATAATACCTATATGCGAAAGTATATGCAACCTTATGCTAAGAGAAGATATTGGGAGAAGAAAAATGACATACTCCCACATCATAAATGATGGGGTATCTTAAAGAACAATGGAAACAAACAAAAAACTTAAAATACAGATGAATGGAAGGAGTGATGAATTTGGAACCCCAAAAGAAGCAATAGATATTTTATTGCCTTACTTAAAAAAAGATTGGGTTATTTGGGAATGTGCTTGGGGAAAGGGAAGTTTAGCAAATCATTTAGAAAAAGAAGGTTTTGAAGTTATAGGAGAACCCTTTAAAGATTTTTTGAATAAAGATTTAGGATTGAACAAAGAAGGATTTAGTTGTATTGTAACAAATCCACCATATTCAAAAAAAGAAGAGTTTTTACAGAGATGTTTTGAAATTGGAAAACCTTTTGCTTTACTTATGCCTTTAACAGCATTAGAAGGGAAAAAGAGAGGAGAACTTTATAGAAAATATGGAATAAGCCTTATAATTCCTAACAAAAGATTTAACTTTGAGACTCCATCAGGCAAAGGTTCAGGAGCTTGGTTTCAAACAGCTTGGTTTTGTTGGAAGATTAAATTACCTAATCAACTAAATTTTGTGGAGGTAGCACGGCATTCCTCCCAAGCCTAAAGTCTTGGGTATCCTGCCTAATTTTATATGAAATCAAAACCGAAATGTGAGGTGTGTGGAGAGGAGTCTATAGAATTGTTTGAAACTAAATTTGAAGATAGAACTAAATGGGCATGTAATAAATGTAAATCTCTCAAATATGATTCCATTAGAGGCACTACTGTACAAACTAGGAGAAAACATGGTAGATAAAATAAAACAAGACAAAGATATAGAAATATCCAATGGGGAAATTGAAAATAGGAATGTAAGAGATTATCCGACAAATTTTAAAAATCCAACAAAGATTAAACAAGGTAAAAAAAATAGAAACTCAGGTTCAGCTTTTGAACTCAAGGTGAGAAAGGATTTAGAGAGTAAAGGTTGGATTGTTAGTAAGTGGATGAATAATGTTGAATTCGAAAAAGGGTCTGTAGTAGAACCAGACAAACCAGGGACCCCGAAAAACTCGATAAGTTCAGCTGTTAGGTCTGGTATATTAATTCAGGCAAAACATAAATTTCAAGGCATAGGGAGACCGATGGCGATTGGCACCGGATTTCCAGATTTTATTGCTTTTAAATTTATGGAGTTATGCCCCCCCCATTTTGCTAACGCGGGGTATGATATATTTGCAGTAGAATGTAAATCAAACGGATATTTAGATAAAGTTGAAAAAGAAAAAATTGATTGGCTATTATCTAATTGTATCTTTTCTAAATTCCTAATAGCCATGAAAGATAAAAATAAACGTGGGGGTATAATTTACAAAGAATATGAGAAGAATTTATTACTGGTTTAAAGAGTTAAAGAAAGGAGAGTCCTGTCGTATGTGTGGGAACAAGATAGATTTACAGGTTCATCACATTGATGAAAATAGACAAAATAATCAAATGTCTAATTTAATAATTCTTTGTAGAAGTTGTCACTCAAAACAACACAGAGGAAAAGAATGGTTTGAGAAAATAAGGAAAAATCTCCCAAATATGGAAACAAGAAAAAGAGGTCAAGATGGAAAATTTAGGAAATAAATGGCTGTTAGAAAATAATATCTTTTCCAATATTCTTATCGCCCAGAAGGGTAAGAAAAGAGGAGAAATTGAATACAGACGATTTGGAGAATCTAATACAAAAGATGAAGGCTGAATTAGGCAGAACTGGTGAAGTGTTTGTTAAATATGGAAAGATAGTTGCGTCTAGAACATATGACTCTAAGGAAAGTAGGGATATATTTTTATATTCCTATCTGTCAAGAATCTATGAGAGGTATAAAAATGACTAAGTACTGCCCAAACTGTGGAAAAAAATTAAAAACTAATTATTTCAAAAATATTCTAGAATGTCCGCAAATCAAGACAAAGCGAGAACGGAACGTTGGTTGTGGTTTCATTAATAAACAGGAGGAATTAAAAATACTGCGTTTCTAAGAGATTAAACTCGGAGGCAAAACATTTATTGAAGTAATATGGGTCAAAATATTAAAGAGTTTAACACAATCAGACATCCTAAGTGGAGGATTTTTTAAGGTAAAACCCCCAGGGCATAGTGGTTTGCTAGCTTTACCACGCTTGGTACCCGAGCAATTGCCACCTTTCCTCCAGGTTAGGGGGTGGTCTGATATAAAATGAGAACAAAAAAAGAAATTTATCAAGATAAGAATGAAAGTGCGTGTTATCTTAGATGGAGAAGTAATTTTAGTTTATTTTGCCACGATGTTTTAGGATACACAATTAAACCATTTCACCAAGAATGGTGTGATTTGTTACAATCTCAACAACGATTAGCCATATCAGCTCCAACTTCCTATGGAAAATCTTGGATATTCGGAATAGCTTATCCTATTTGGTTATCTTATTTCAGACATAAGTCCGAAAGTTTAATTGTATCTAAGGTAGTCAGAGGACAGTCACAGACAGTTTTAGAGAAAATTAAAATAATGATGATGGATAATGAGTTACTTAAAGATTTAATTCCAGACAGGAAGGAATTTGAATTCAACAAAGAGAGAATGATTCTAAGCACGGGTGCTAAAATCTATTTATCAGCATACTCTGCGAATGTTAGGGGTACACATGTTGATTATTTATTTGGAGACGAAGTAGCTACTTATCCTGATAAGTCAGATGATTATATAATTTGGTTTAGAGACTTTTTATCCAGAGTTGAGGGGAAAGGAGGGCAAGTAGCAGCAGTTAGCACACCAGTAGAACCAGGAGATTTGATTACATTACTTATGAATAAAAAAGGATGGTATTCTAAAGTGTATGCTGCGTTATTAGACAAAGACGGAAAACCAGCAGTTGCATCATATACCAAAGAAAAGGCATTTGCTATTTGGACAGAGAGACATTCTTTTGAAACTTTAATGAGAATCAGAGACGAACAAGGTGACGAAATCTTCGAGAGAAATTATCAATGTGATCCAAGAGCAAGTGTTGCTAAGGCGATATACAACGTTAAAGATATTACTTTTGGTTATGATGAAAAGAGAGATTTCACTAGTAAAAATTATGGTGGTTTAGTATTTATGGGGTGTGACTTTGCAATGAGTGAACACAAAGATGCTGATAAAGATGCTTTTGTTGTGGTTGAAAGAATATTAGACACAGTGTATATTAAATATATCGAAGTACCATATCGGGGTGTTGCCATGGAAGAAAAAGTAGATATAATTGAAAAAATAGCTAGAGTTCACCAACCATACCAAATACTTTGTGACTCTTCAAACATAGGGAAAGATGTTGTCAAAGCATTAATCGCAAGAGGATTACCCGGAGTAGAGGTTCCATTTGGTCCTGCAAATAGAAAGAAATTATTATCTACAATGAAGATTGTGATTAGTAATAAAAATTTAGTTATTCCCTACAATAAAGAAAATTATGAAACAATTAAATTTGCAGAAGAGTTAACTCTGCAATTATCTGGATTCAAAGAAGAAAAATCAATGAAAACCAGATTACCTTTATTAGTTAGTACTTCAGCACACGATGACTTAGCGATGGCTCTAGCTTTGGCAATTAGTGGAGCAATGGAGCAAGATGTATCTGGAGGAGGTTTTGCAAGTGGCAATTTTTAAAATGACAATAAAAAATCCACATATAATTCACTATGTAAAAAATGGAAGGTATTTATGTATTCGTGCTTGTAGTATAACAAAGTCTAAATCAACTAAAAAAACAAATAAAGTAACTTGCAAGAATTGTCTTGAACAATTGGGTTGGAAAGTAAAAAAATATAGGAATAGAAAAAATGTATAAAATAGAAGATATAACTAATAAAATCCTAAATGGAGATGCACTTTTAGAACTTAGAAAAATCCCAGATGAATCTATTTCTTGCGTGATGACCTCTCCACCATACTGGGCATTAGAAATATTTATAAACCAAGAAGGATATACTATTGTTATGAGGGATAAACGAAATGGTAGATTCTTGAAAGGATATACCTATAGAAAAGAAAAACCATTCTGGAATAAAGAATGGTTATTTATTGAATATATCTCAAAAGGAAAGTCTGCTCAAGAGATAGCAGATGAAAATAATTGTATAAATAATAATATTTTGTTTTGGTTGAATAAACACAATATTAAAAGAAGAAATATATCTGAATCAAGAAAACTAAAATATTGGGGGCAGAAAGGAGAGGATAATCCAATGTGGAACAAAAAAGGAGAATTGAATCATAATTGGAAGGGAGGAATTACACCAGAGAGACAAGGATTCTATCAATCACAGGAATGGAAGGATACTTGTAGATTTGTTTGGAATAGGGATAAAGGAATTTGTCAAAGATGTAAAATTAAAAACAATGAAGGAGTACCATTTCATATTCACCATATCATCTCATTCAAAAATAAAGAAACAAGATCCAATCCAGATAATTTTATTCTTCTTTGTAAAATCTGTCATAACTATGTTCATTCTAAATCAAATAAAAACCGAGAATTTATCGGGGGAGGTGAAAAAATATGAAAGTTGGAAAAATTTTAGGATATGATATAGTTGAAGATAATGAAATCCAAGAAATAAGATTGCCTAAGAAGATAATTGATATGATTGAAAGTAGTTTTACATTCATAGACGCAAAAGAATTTGGATGATTTATTAAAAGCAAAAGAATTAAATACTTTAAATTACATTAATTAATATATGGCTAGGAAAAAATCATTAAAAACAAAATTTAAGGAATTATTAGAAAGAAATAGTCTGAAGAAGTGGCTAATTAGGTTCAAATCAATAGGTTTTTATGGTTTATTCTATGGATTATTAATTAATTATACTTTGTGGGCGGTTTGGAATATTAAATTTAAATGGTATTCTTTTCCAGCGTATGGAATAATACTATTCTTTTTAAAGTCGGAGTTTATCTACATATTTAGATGGTGTTTTCATAAAATACCTGGAGTGGAACCAGAATGAGAATGAGTGAAATAGAACGCAGATTTATTGAGATAGAAAAGAGATTAAAAATTATAGAAGAATCTCAGAAGTCTGGTTTCAACTCTGAACAAGTTGTCTCAGACATTAATGATAAAAAATCAGATGAATCTGAAATACAACATCCGGATAATACTCTGCTTGGAAAAGAAGAGGGGGCAAGTCTATCGGCGGATGAACCTCTGGAGACACGAAGTACTATTTGGGAAGAAAAGTTCGCCGATGTAAGCCAATCAGGTATGGATACTCAACCCCATGCAGAGGTTAAAGTTAAAAAGAAAGGCCGGCCTAAAAAAGAATTAACAAATGATTAAGACATTAGCATCTGAATTTAAATCGAATAATCAAGTAAAAGAGTTAGGGAGCTTCTCATTTGGAAGTTTCAAAGAGGGTGGAATAATTAGACCATTCGCAGATAATGTTGGAAGTAAATTGGGAAGAGTTCCTAAAGAAGAATTAGAAAGATTATTTTTTGAGAATGGGATTATTAGAAACTCTGTGAGCAGAATGGTTCAGATGATAGAATCTGCGGGGTATCGTGTTTTATATACTAACCAAAATGAACAAAACACATTTGAAGAATTTTTTAAGGATATTGGTATGATTGGTGATGAATGTGACTTTGAAGAAATTTATTTAAAAATTCCCAAAAACCAAATAATCTTCGGAGCAGGATGGAATGAATTACTCTGGGATGAAAACGAGACAGAAATTCTAGACATGAATAGTCTAGACCCTAAAAAAATGGATTATGCCAGAAATGCTAAGAAAGAAATAGTATTGGGCAAGGACTTAAAACCTATTGGGTACACGAAAAAGATACCAGAAGGGTATACATTTGGAAAACAAACCAATAAAGACTTAGGAGATTTCGGTTCACTTCCTAAAGAATTCAGGGGGATGGTAGATTTGGGTTCTGATAAAATCTTCTTGTTGCCAAAAAGAATTGCGTTGATTCGATATGAAACTGAAGGTGATGGTTTGGAGTTCTGGGGATTAATTGAAACTATTTATAAAGATTCTATAAGAAAAGGTAAATTAGAAGAAGCGGGATTTAATTCTGCATTCCAAAGATGGATGAGCCCCCTAATTGCATACGCAGGAGATGATACACATCCACCAACTCCCCAATTAGCAAAGCAAACTCTAGAAACAATGCAGAAGATGAAGCATGACTTGTTATCGGTGTATCCTTATTATGTAAAATTAGATACTGTCCAAGGAAACGAAATGGATAGTTATGTTCAGATGTTAAAATCATTTAGAGAGAACGAAGCCAGCGGTTTACAAACACCGATGCCCTTTGCTATGAGTTCTGGTGAGACTACAAACAGGGCATGTTATTCTGAAGACACCCAAGTATTGACAAAGAATGGATGGTTAAATTACAAAGACGTTGGAGATAAAGAAATTGCTATTTACGATAAAGAAAAAGATGAAATAAGATTTGAGAAACATGGTGGATTGTACGAATACGATTATGATGGTGAGATGATTAACTTCAAAGGAAAGTCAACGGATATTTTGGTTACTCCTGACCACAAAATGTTATTTAGAAAGAATAGTCCAAGTAGAAAAGACCTAACTAATAATAAAGAATGGATAGTTGATAAAGCCGAAGATATAGATACTTACTACTATTCATTTAAGAAAAATGCCCGATGGGATGATAAAGAAAAATATCCTGCGGAATTTTCTGAAATAGTTGTTATACCTTCAATAGATGGTGAAAAAAGATATTCTAAAGAGATTACTATGGGGCAAGGTTTGTTTAACGAATTTTTAGGATATTTCTTATCTGAAGGAGGAATATCTCACAAAGGAAAGTCTTATACAATTACCTTCGCACAAAAAGAACCAAAAGTAGAGAAAATGAGAAAATGTTTCAATGAAATGCCATTTCACTTTACCGAATATTTCGATGAAAAAGATCAGATATGGAGATTTAGTGTATCTGATAAAAGACTTTGGAACTTCATGAAAAAATTTGGTAATTATTGTAATGACAAACATTTGGGAGACTTTATCTACGATTATAGAGAATATTCACAAAGATTATTTGACGCCATGATGTTGGGCGATGGTACTTGGGAAAGAGAGAATGAAAAAGGATGCTATTATACTACTAGCGAAAAAATGGCAGGAGATTTTGTTGCCTTGGCAATGAGATTGGGTTACTCTGCCAACATCTCCACAGGATATGAAGAAACAGAAATAAGATCTAAAATGTATAGAGTACATTTGATAAAAGATAGGACAGAAATTACCCATACACAAAAAAGTATTAGTAAAATAAATTACGATGGGAAAGTTTATTGTTTTAATACATCTACAGGGTTCTTTTTGACTATGAGAAATGGGAAGGTTGCCATACAGGGTAATACGTTGAACAACCAGCAAGCCATGATGGAGTTCGGACTAAACGCACTAGCAAAATTAAATGCGAGATTAATTACTAAAAAAATATTTATGCCAATAGCATTATCTAAAGGAATGACTACATGGCCAACATTAGTTCCCAATAGAGTGAAAGTAGAAGAGATAGATGATTTAGCCGTTAGATATAGCATGTATGTTAGAGACAAAATATTCACTGCAAATGAAGTTAGACAGAAATTAGCAGAGGCGGAAGGATTTATTTTACCTGAACAAAAAATGCCTGAGATGGAAAAAGAAGAATCCGAGGAAGAAAATGGCAGTGTGAAAGAAGATGAAGGTTCTGAAAAAGAAAAGGAAGAAGACCTTTATGATAAAACCTATGAGGAACCATGGAACAAAATAACAACAGCAATAGCATAAAGGAATTAGCATTTGTAGTACCGAATGAAGTCAGATATGAGAAAGATCCGAAAGAATTAGATAATATCCAGTTAGTCAGATGGCACGATTTAATGCATGTGTTTTTCAAAAAGTTAGAAGATGGATTAGGTGAATATGCAGAATTCAGGTGGAACTTTTTTATGGTGACAGAAAAACATTCCGAGATAGTTCACGAGATGTTAATGAGGGGGATACATCATTATTCTCCTATAAATAATTTAGATAAAATTCAATCCAACTTGATAGTTAATAATGTGTATGAAAAATCTGAAGTCATATCTAATGAGGTAAAATTATCTTTTGAACCACCTAAAAACATCGAGAAAAAAATAGTATAGATTACAAATTTGTATTTTTATAAAATAGTAAAATTTATATACTTACTATCTTATAATAAACCATGCCTAAAGACATAAGCCTACCTTATTTGGTAAAAGATGTTACTCTAATGTCCCCTGGAAAGTGGAATGGTTGGGAGTATAAAGTTGAAGATTTGAAAAACGCATTTGTAAATACCGACTGGGCGAGTCCTTATATTAGTTCTCTATTTCTAGACCATCCAAAGGACCCAAACAACGCAGCTAGTTCATGGATGGGTAAAGTAAAAAATCCTAAACAGTTAAATGATGGTACAATTAAGGGAGATTTAGAGTTATGGGATGAGGACTTAGTTTACAAGTTAACAGTGGCAAAGGCAGGTTTTGGTGTGTCACCAAGAGTATTTGGAGATGAAGACACAGCTAACCAAGTATTTATGGCTAAATCTTTTGATAATTTTTCTATAGTTTCTAAACCAGCCCAAGACACCGCAGTGTTAAATCTATCAGAAGTTCTCCCAATTCTTGATGTGAGAACATTAAGTTCGTCAAATGAAAAAATTAAAGAAGAGATGAAGAAAAAAATGAAAGAAAAGATGGAAGAAGAGGACATGGAATATTCAGATTCACCGAAAGGTAAAAAAAAGATGAAAGGAGGCAAAAAAGAAATGAGCGAAGAAGAAACATCGCAAGAAGTTGAGACAACTGAAGAAGACAAGGTAACTGAGTCTACAGCAGAACTCTCTGATGCGGATGTACTTAACATAATGAATTCTGACCTTGAAGGTTTTAATTCTTATGCTAAGGAAGCAAGAGTTTCCAATCCTAGTATTTCTCTACAGGTTCTAGCAAAGAACTTTCAATCCCACAAGGAAAGAATGAACTTTGTAGAAGAGCTTTCTGACTCTGAAGCAAATTCTCTAATAAAGAAATTGTTAGGAAGAATGGGAGTAAGTGAACCAACACAGAAGAATATTATGGTTTCTGACCCTGCTGTATCTGAATTGGCTAAAAAACTTACAAGTCTTGAGAAATCAATAAAAGACTTGGCAAGTCAGAAGAAAGAAAAAGTACCTGTCTCCAAGACAGCCGTACCACAAACTTCACAGCCAACTGCAAAAAATATGTTTGCTAGGAACAGCATAAGCGAAGGAACACAGGAACTCGCCAAAATGCTCAGAGGATATTAAAATGAATATTCAAGAATTTAATCCAAATCAGTTTAGAGAATTAGCTGCTGCTACAGATACAGCAATGGATGATGTTAAGGGTGCGTCTGTTACCTCTACTGGACTTCAACCAATTAAGTATGTTCAGGAAGTAGTTGATGCTGCAAAACAACAGTTTTACTTTGCCAACTTTGTCAGAGAACTAACTGTTGAACCTGGGCAACACCAGATTTCAATTCCAATCAAACAAGTTATGATGGAAAACTCGCATAGTTTAACAAGTGATATGACTTGGAACTCTGCTGGTGCAAGTACATCAGGAGGTGGTTTGCAAGGAGGTTCTGGAGCTGGAACAGGTCCTTACGCTAACACAGTAGCAGATATTTCCTTCACAGACTATGACCCATTTACGAGTCGTAGTGCAATTCCATTACCTCATGGTGCTGGATTTACATTTAGGAGATATATACTACATACGAACATGCTAAACTTGCTTGAACAATCAAAAGAGGATTTGTCATATGCTATTGGAGCAAGAATCGACAAGACAATCGCATTGGCTTTCGGTTCTAATGATAAACTGACTTTTGCACAGGTAAACACACGAGGAGCAACACAACTTTATGGTGGTGATGCACTTGGAGATGACGACCTAACTACTGGAGATGTCTTTACGACAGACTTAATTGCAGATGCTTCAAGATACTTAAAGGGTATTGACCTATGGTACAGAGATGGTACTGTTGGAAGAGAGGGAACACTAACTCTCGATTCAGACACATTCAAGAACGGTTGGATGCCAACACCTGATGACCCATTTGTACTTTTCATTGGTGTAGCCCAAGAAGCAACACTTAGAAAAGACTCTCAGTTTGTTAACGCAAGTGAGTATGGTTCTGATACTGTTGTCCAAAACGGAGAAATAGGTAAATATCTTGATACTAGAATAGTAGTTACTAATCATGTAGAACAAGTCGCTGCAAGCGGAACTGGTCCTGACAATACAACTGTCGCGGCTGGATTGGCTGGTGGGATGACTAGATGTGTTATGATGAAAGGTAAACAGGCATTGGCTCTTGTTTGGGGTAAACAACCTGAAATAAGAGTAGTTGACTGGGCTATCTCGGATCAGATGTTAGTTATCTTGTGGGCATACTACGACGTAGTTGTCTTGCATAGTGATGCTGTTGTTTGTATTGACGTAGCAAATAACTAAGAACAAATTTATTTTTTTTATTTTTCTTCATTTATTATTTTGAAGAAAATCATACTCATAGAACTGAGGTTCAAAGAGATAGGAAGTCCCGTACTAAACGGTGAGTCGCCGAAAGGTTGAGTTCCTATTAATTCTGACTCAAATTTAGAAACATTGTAAGGAGGAAAAGAAAATAATGGCAAACAGAAAATGGGGATTTCACAGTGGAAAAGGAATAATGAGACAAATCGAAGTTGGAGATGGAACTACTAATCCAATCGACTTACCATTAACCAAGAAACACTTTGCAATCTATACCGTAAGTAATACCACGAATGCATCTACAAGCTATGAGCCGGGTTTGTTCTACACTACAATGAGTGGTGCTGGACAAGTCGGTGGAAGATATAGATTCTTCATGACGACAAACGTGGCACTGGGTGGATGGTCAAATGCTCTAAAGGCGGAAGTAACTTATGGGGCAAGTGGGAGTACAACTGGACTTGGTTCTGCATTTGTAGCTGAAATGACTTTGTCTGCAGGTACAAGTTCTGGAACTTATGCACCAGTCGAAGTAGAATTGAATCTTGGGGCAAGTGCGTCTACAGGAACAGCAACATCTTTGTTCTACTGTTCTGTAAATGGGACAGCAGCAGATACATTCCAAGATAATGGTTATTTGTTTAATCTACAAGGATTAGGTTCTGCAACAACTGGAGAGATATTCCAAGCAAATACTGCTGCAGATGCTACACATGCATTGAAGATATTGATAGGTGCAACACCCTACTACATAATGCTTACTAATCAAGGAGCATAAGTAGATATTTTATTTTTTTATTTTTTTATTTTTTGAAAAGATTTAAATAGTTGGGCAAGTAGTATATCTTATGAGGAAAATTCAGATTAAAAAATGGAAATCTAAGATAGATGAAAAGAATGAAGTAGAGGAAGACTTACTAAGTGTATTTAATGTTTTACTGGGTAATAAAAAACCTGAAGAGATACCAAAGGGTATTGATAAAATGCGACTCTTTAACCGTATTAGAAAAGCATTTGACAGAGCTGACGAAACTGGAGAACTTGTTTTAGAAGAGGCCGAGTACGAATTTTTAAAGAAATCTATTGAGAACGACATTCCAAGTACATGGGGAATGAATGATAAAATATTTCAGGCAGTAGATGAATTTCTTAACCTAAAATCAGAATAGAAACTTTTATAAACTTAAAAGATATGTAATTTTATGACAGAAATAAATTATGAGCAATTAAGGGCTAAGAAATTACTTGGTGAATCAGAAGAAAAGTTTGAAGACGAAAGTTTAGATAAAGGATTAGTTGCGGGGGATATACCTACAGTTGATATGGATTTAAACAACGATGGGGTGTTTGATGAGAAAGATAAGTCTATTGCTGGCAAGGTTTTGAGGGCTAAGAAACTGAAGAAAGCTAAATCTACTAAAGGAAAGAAGTAAATGGCAGTTACAGTCACAGTTTCAACAAAGGGTGGTTTTAAGGTATTTAGTTCTGTAAATGCTACACTATCTACTGCAATTGCTGAAGTAATCAACGAAGTAGAAGACCAAAAATTAAGTGGAAGAAAAGTTCAATTTAACACTACTTTTGACGACACTGGACAAGAATATATTGTTTTGGCTTATGTATCTACTGGTTCTGGAACTGCTAATGCTTAATAGTAAAGTATAAAAACTTATTTATTCTCTTATTTGAATGGCTTTTACAACCTACACAGATGTTAGACTAATGAGTAACCTCTCTACATCAGATATTTCTAATACAGATATAACTTCTATAATTACCGAAGCAACAAGCCAACTTAATAATGATATTAATATAGGTGTAACTAGAGAGTTTGTTAGCCCGATTGATTCGACAAGAGAAAATAAAATAGACGGAAGTAATACTGCCTATTATGTGCAAAATTGGTATGGTAAATACTTAGCAGACAGAAATAATGACGGTTCTGTAACTACTGCTGATGTGATTGTTTATCAAGTGGATTCAAATGGAACTGAAACTGTTTTAACTGTTAGTGCAGTAGACGACGACGATTGTAAAATTACATTGAGTTCTGCTCCCAGTTCTGGTGTTCAGCTGTACATAACTTATTCATATTCATTCGTAAGACAAGGCACAGTAGATTCAAGAGTGAAATTAGCTACTACATTTTTAACTATTGCTTATTGTTATGCAAAAATAAATTGGGGAAGATCACCAAGTTTACAATTTGGTTCGACTAAAATATTAAGACACATGGACTCATTTAAGTTATATTATGACAGATATTTAGAAGTGATTAAACAGATACAATCCATTGGAGGTATAGTTCAGTCTGGAAGTAATGTATGGACATTCTAAAATGGCTAAAGTAATGGTGGGTTTACCCATATTTAATTTTCAGGATTTGACTGTTAGAAAAACACAGCAAGAGATATTTAAAAATTCTCCACATCAAGTGATTACCCATGAGATAGTTGGTTTTATCACAGAAAAGGCAAGACAAATAATGATTGACAATTTTTTGAAAAGCGATTGTGATTACTTTTTGAACATGGATGCAGATATTATTCCACTTAGGGATATTTCGATGGGAGATCCTTGCCCGATAGATACTTTAATCAAAGCAGACAAAGATATAGTTGGTGGAATTTATTATTTTAAGACTCCTCCCTGCCAACCAGTATATAGACCATTAAAACTACAGGAGATTTATGAATCAGAAGGAAAATTTCCTGACAAATGGGATTGGAAAGAGGAGTTAAATAAAAAAGAATTATTTAAAGTTAAGTACCTGGGGAATGGGTTTAAGTTAGTAAAAAGAGAGGTTATCAAAAAAGTTAGAGAAAAACACCAATGCCCAAACATGACAATGATTTATAATGGAGAATACTTATCCGAAGATTTTGCTTTCGATTTAAGGGTGGGCGAGTTAGGATTCACGGTGTGGGCTGATCCCTCTATTAAACTCGGACATGAGGGTAAGTATATATATACACGAGATGATTTTGAAAAGTACTATGGTAAATAAACTAATTTTAGGTGTAATTTGTATGATTTTATTAGTTGTGCTTGTTTCTGGAGCAGAGTTTACTCCCCAAGGAGACATTAATCTCAGGGGGGTATATGCAATTAAAAATGCTACCAATGTAACAACTGGATATTTATGTAGTTCAACTCAGTGTTATGATGTAGACTTGTTAGGTGGAAATTTGAGTTATTACGCCGGCGGGAATTATCTTTATTTAAATGGGTCTAATTTTTTTATATTAAATGAAACCCAACTAAACACAACGATAGACAGTAGGGCAGGAGATAATTCTTCGTGGAATCAATCTCTCGCTGACACCTTGTATGCCAAATATCAGTTTGGTTCTAATAACTTCAACGGCTCTGGGTCATTCACCACTACTAATCAAGTGGAGTCTAATCTATTTTTAGGTCCTTACTTAATAATTAATAAATCCCTAGATTTTGATTTATTAACTTCTGTAGACTTCTTGGGTAGGGTGCTTTATAGTTCAGACACGGAGGAAAACCTGACATCAGTAGATTGGAATAATAGAAGACTTTACTCATATGATGGTGGAGCAATAGTCTTGCAATGGTCAGACCCTAATAAACTAAATATTACTACATCTCTGATTGTCGCAGGGTATATCAATGCCACAGGGAAGATATGTTCTGACGTTGATGGGTGTATTGGAGATTCTCTGGGCACAACATATACTCACTTGAGTAACTTTACAAACGACTTAGGATTTTATAATGAGTCTGCTATTAATTCATCTGAATTAGAACATCAATCTGATAGTAAACTTGGAATTTTAGATAGTTTTATTAATTTACTGATTGATAATAGAGTTACTCAATCATTTGTTAAGACTCTGGGTTTTTATGACAATACTGAAGTTTATAATAAAACAGAGGTTTATAACAAGACTGAAATTACAGATTTTGGTTATTTGACTACTGTAGCAAACGACTCGGTAATTATCAAGTACCAAAATGTTAGTAATCTACCTACTTGTACAGGAACACAGAAACTGACTTTTGACGGAACAACACTTTCTTGTGCCGATGACGAAATAGGTGAACCGGGCACTGGAGATATTACTTCTGTTAATGGAAGCGGAAATTATATTTATGGTTATACTGCCTCTGGAGATGCAATTCTTTATTTCAATGAGACATTTAATAATCAAACAATAGACTCAAGAATAGGATTGAATCCAGAAGGATTTTTAACAAGTGTAGAAGATGATAGTGTGATAATTAAATATCAAAACATTTCAAATATTCCAACTTGTGGTGGTACGGATAAACTAACATTTGATGGTACTACTCTATCTTGTGATACTGATGTTGATACAGACACCGATACTCAAAAAGGCACAAGTGGGATTTATTTATACAACGATACAAGTTTGATTTACTTCAATGAAACACAGTTGAATATTACTATTGACAATCGTGATTCCGATACAGAATATACGGCAGGTTCTAACCTCTCGCTGGATGGCACTGTTTTCTCTTTAGATACTACATCAGTAAAGTCTTGGTTGGATACAATTTATGCAGGGATTGGAGATGTTTTCTCTGGAAGTTGGAATGATTTATCAGATATTCCAGCAGATATTGCAGATGGGGATAATGACACAACTTACTCCTCTTTAAGTGAATTTAATGATGATTTGGGAAACAGGGGATATACTCATTTGACTAATTTCACAGATGATTTAGATTACTATAATACATCTGAAGTCTACAACAAAACAGAGATAATTGCATTTGGGTATTACAATTCCACAGATTTTGTGATTACAGACTATTTCACTAAAACAGAAATACTCAACTTTAATTATTATAATTCTTCTGACTTCGATATTGATAATTACTTTACAAGCGCAGAAGTGTTAGCATTTAATTATTATAACTCAAGTGACTTTGACATATCTGATTATTTTACATCTGCCGAGATACTAGGGTTTAATTACTACAATAGTTCAGACTTTGATATTAATGATTACTTTACCAGTACTGAAGTAATCAACTTAGGATATTTCAATTCAACAAATTTCCCATACACACATTTATCTAACTTTACAGATGACTTAGGCAATCGTGGTTATACCCATCTATCAAACTTTACTAATGATGAAGGATTTATAACAGAAACAACCAATTTATTTAATCAAGTACTAAATACTACGAGTAATGTAACCTTCAATCGAATTAATGCCACAGATTGGACAAACGTATCTATCACAGAATCACAGATAAGTGATTTAAGTCATTTAACAGATGTTTTCATTAACGACAGTGAGTTACCTTTAGAAAACAGAACCATAGTTTATTGTGGGAATATCACCGGAAGTACATCAGACTTATGCACAATAACAGATACAGATACAGACACACAAAAAACAACTTCTGGAAGATATATCTACAACGACACTACTACAATTTATATTAATGAAACAGAATTAAATGAAACCATAGACTTGAGGGATGATGATACCACTTATACTGCTGGAAGTAATTTATCTTTGGATGGCACAGTATTTAGTTTAGACACGACTTCAGTTAAAACATGGTTAGATACAATCTATCAGGCGGTTGGGAATTATTTGACTACTTCATCTAATTTTGGTGGGGAGGTTTCAGGTACTTATGATAATATTGTTATTGGAAATGACGTTTTAGATGACCAGTATGTAGAATTAACAGACTTGCCCCTAGAAAATCAGACTCTTTCTTACTGTGGGAACATCACTGGAGCAACTTCAGATTTATGTACTTTAGTCGATACCGACACAGACACTCAAAAAGGTACAAGTGGAAGGTATGTTTATAATGATTCTTCAACGATATATATTAATGAGTCCCAATTAAATGAAACTTATGTTACTTATACTGGAGCAGTTAATAACATTCAAATGTCTAGTAACTACATATACGCTCAAGATTTCTTTGCTAATGATGGATCGAGTGGTGGTTATTCTTGGTTTGGTGACACCAATACTGGAATATTCAGACCTTTAGCCGATACATTGAGATTTCAGACTGGCACTGGAGTATATCCCTTGATATTAAATAGTAGTGGATCTTATATGGAAGGTAATCTCACAGTTCAAGACAAAATTACTTTTAGTAATGGAGAAATAATTGATAATTTAGTAGATGGATGGATTAAGATTACTGGAGGACTGAATACAACTGGTTCAGTGGAAGTTGGTGGGGATTTATTATTAAACGAACAAATTGCTTACACTTATGATCCTGCACAAGCATATATAGATTTTAGCGGTGGTGAAATAATAACAACTGTACTGTCTGAGGTTAATGGATTCTGGAGTCTAAAAGAATCTGACATATGGTTTGATAGTGGTTTAGTTGGGGCAAGACAGGGTTTAAACGTAACTGGAAACACTTACCAAGGGCAATTCAGAACCGAAGACAACGGAACCTGTTTAAACACATACAAGGGGGCTACGCTGATACAGTCTATCGGCTGTTGATAATGGAAAGGCGATGGTTAAAAATTGGTGCTGGGGTTGCTGGGGGTGTAACAACAATAATAGGTTTGTTTGCTCTTTTTTCAGTTCTTTATAATTTTCAGATAATTGATTTAACTGGAAATATTATCTGTGAAGGGACTTATGAAAACCCATGTATTTCAGAATTTGAAGTAAGAAATCCCAATGCTTATGTAGTAGATATTTATTCTAAAGACCAAGTGAAATTAGACTTCAGCCCAGAAATTTATGATTATGCCTTATTTGTTCCTGACGGCAGATGTTCAGCAACTGGCTCATGTGCTTGTATCCTTAAAGACGACAGGAAGTTAGGATTTGAAGATTGGAGATGTATTGACTTTACTAATAAAACAAAACCAAGAAGTGATAAGGTGTATAACTTTAGATTCCCCGCTTATTCCACTACTAAATTCAGACTTGTAGGGATTAAAGAAAAACCACAAGATACTATTAAGTGGAGTTTTAGTACTAATGACAAAGAATTAGATCCTATTTGGATTGGAAAAAAGAGTAACATCAATAACAATGCTCAGATTACTTCACATCCACTATTTAATGTATCTTTTTCAAATGGGATTTTTTTTATATACGACACAGAAATAGATGTAGTAATTAATTATAGTAACCAAGTGAAACATATATCAAATGATTCATTTTCATCTCAAATCAATTTTCAAACAAATCTGATGCAAGAGTCCATTGGTAGGATTAGGTATAACCACACCATAAATCCTGTTGAAAAATCAAATATCTACGATGTTAGATATATTTTCCCAGAAGAATGTAAATCAAGAGAACATTTGGTTGTTTGCCCTAAATTTTATTTCAATTTCTCAGAGGCAGTTATTTTACAAGACATGAACACCAGTTATCTTAATCAGACTTTAAAAATTACTGGAAATGACCTAACATTTATCGACCCAGTAATCCAAGACACTGGATCTCCAGACAACCCAAGTGGTGGTGGGCAGCCCCATATAATAAGAAATTCTACTGGTAGTCTTTTTGTTTTGTACTCCAAGGATCCTGATACATATGTTGCAATCTCGGATGATGATGGACAAACATGGCGAGATTCAGCAGACACAGGATTAGACTGTGATTTTGATGGAAGTGAAGGTGAAGGGCAGGGTGCAGGTACAATATTAATTGATTCTAACAATACTTTACATATTATTTGTTTTAATGATGTGAATCTTGATACGCGATCAGTATTCTCTAACGATTCAGGAGATAGTTGGTCTATCTCAGTTTTAATTTCTGATGAACACAATGCTTTAACACTCTCGGGTGCTGTGGGCCCAGATAATGAATTAGTAGTTGCGTCATGTCCAGACTCTGACCCATCTATATTCAATTCATCTAATAATGGGCAATCTTGGTCAATCACAGACACGACCTCAGGTAGGATGGGAGAATGTAATATCAAGATCGATTCGGATGGTATGTATCATCTATCTGGATTCAGTTCTGGGGCTGATGACCTTTTTTACGCAAACACAACTAATCCCACATCTTGGGGGGCGAGTACCACTGTAAAAAATGGGAATTTTTTGACAAATAATGGCGAGATGTCTATGGCTATAAATCCAAATGATAATGATATTTACATAATTACGCAAGAAGATGGAGATTTGGATGATATATCCTTTTTCAATTCTTCAGATGGTGTGACTTGGACAGAAACAGTAGTACCATTCTTAGCAAACAGAGTTGCCCCAGGAGAAATAGTGTTAGGTAATGATGGAACTTTACATATAATTGCACAAGAAGGTTACACTGGTAATGTAACTTATTCTAACTCCACAGATGGTGGGGTGACTTGGTCAAGTGCCACTTACCTGCATAACCAGAGTAATGCCATGTTCGTCGCAGTGCGGGGAGGTTTGTTGCCTACTTTTGACATTATTGATGGGAGAATAGATTATATTTACAAGAACTCAACTGGAGAGGATATTTATTACCAAAGTTTTGTAGTCCCGTCTTATTCAGATCCAACCCAAGTTACAGAATGTGGAAATCTCACAATAACCAATACTAATTACTACATCCAAAATGATTTAATATCGGATGGCACATGTATTTATGTAAAAGCAAATAACATTACTCTCGAGGGAAATGGATACAATATAGACTTTTCACAAGGAGATAATGGTGTGACACTAACATCAGGTATTAATGTTGCAGGTGTGAATGATACTTTAATTAGAAATTTAACAATCAACTCATCAGATGTAGATGGAGATTCTACATTAGGGATATGGTCAGATAGTTCAGTTAATCCACCAAATAATGGTGTATGGGAAGAGATTAATATCACTGGTACAGTCATCGGATTAGATGTCGAAGGACAAAATATTACTTTGAGAAATGTTTATCTATCTAGTATAACTGATAGTGATATGGTAGTTTTTGATGGAGTAAATATAACATTCGAGAATATTACATCTACTGGTGATTTACAAACACAAAAATTTAGTTTCACCCCTGCTGAAAATGTAATAGTTAAAAATTATCATGCTAGTGGGAACAATCTAGTTTATGCTAATTTTGGGGGAGATTCAGCAGATAATATCACTATTATAGACTCGGTTCTAAATGGAGGATTGATACTAGACGCAGATAGTATATTTACTCTAATCAACTCTACTTATTCAAGTGAAGAAGTAAACGGGGGAACTCTCACAAGGCAATGGTATTTAACTACAAATGTCACTGATACATCTTTTAGTCCAATAAATTTAGCAAATGTCAATATCTCAAACGTTTCACAAACACCCATACTCACAGGGCAGACTACCGGCGCAGATGGGACGACAGATAAATTTACACTAATCTCGTATGTTAATAATTCTGGCACAACCACTAATCACTATCCTTACAACATAACTGGATGGAAGACAGGATATGCTACTAATTCAACAACGGAATCGCTCACAACTAATTTAATAACTCTCTTGATACTAGAAGGTACAGATACTTGTGCTTATTCAAGTGGGGATTGGAATATAGACGCAAGCGATAATTGTGTTATCTCCTCTAGCGTAGATGTTGGTGGTAATGACATATTTTGCACAGGAAACGGCAGTTTTACAGTAAATAATAATGTGTATATAAGTAACTGGGCGTATCGGATGTTTGAAGATGGATGTTACTATCAGTCTTTCGGAGATGGAGGGTTTAGATAGATTTAAATAAATTCAAAATATACAATATTATGGCAACTACAGAGAGTTACACAGGAGATGATTGCACAGGAAATGATGGTGGTACAAATAGAACTCTAACTCTTGATAATGATATAATTACATTAGATAATGGACTTGCTGTTCATGTAGATGGTTATTTCTTACATCCAACTAGTGATTTCACAATCGACCATAATTCTCAAAATTCTATTATTACTTTTTTAAATGCTATATTCGATAGTCAGAAAATAACAGTTTCTTACGTGACTTCTGGAACTGCAGAAGGTACATCTGGGGAATCTGGTGTTTTACCTTTCGATAGTCAATTATGGAATAATGAAATAGATTATTCTGGGGAAACTGTAACAATAACAGTGGTAGTTGACGACTCTTATTCTGACTATGGAGATGCAACTGAATCTACAAGTAACACTACTAACGTAAAGGCAATGGTGAATGATTTAACTGCTGAAGAAATAAAACAAACCGAAGGTATCTTAACTGGTGGGGATAAAATATTTTTCTTTAAAGGAAATCAAGGTAATATAACTGATGGAAACAGAGTTGTTCATGACTCAGTAACTTATGAAATAGTAAGGGTTCTAAAAAGGCAAACTGCGGGAATTACCTTTGTGCAAGAAGCATGGGGAAAGAAAACATGAGAGATGACATAATTTATATATCTGGCGCTTATACTGCACCAACTCGAGAAGAAAGAGTAAAGAATATCCAAATGGCTAGAGAGACTGCAACTAAGGTTTGGGAAGCAGGATACACAGCAATATGCCCGCACCTAAATACTGCTAATTTTGAAGATGATTGCCAATGCACCTACCAAGATTATTTAGATGGTGATTTAGAAATTATCCGAAGATTAGACCCTAAAAAAGATGGGCTATTAATGTTAAGTAACTGGCACCATTCTAATGGGTCAATTATTGAAAGAGATGAAGCAACTAAACTAGGTTTAAGAATTTATTATGGTATTGAAGATTTATTAAGTCAAGATAAACGTCAATTAAGTTTATTCGAATCTTAGGATACTACTCGACCTCTGCTTGCTAAGGTAGTAGCGATTTGGTTAGTAGTATCCTGAGTTCCCATAGTTTTATATACTTTATTAGTTTATAAACTTTTCCTTTTTTATAGAAAACTATATAAACTTACACTTTTATAATATTATAGATTCGGGTGAATCTACGTGCCTAAAGACACATCACAGGAGTGAAAATTGACCATTTCGAAAGCAACAATAGCTACAGATAGTTGGCAAACAATCTTTGATAGATTGGAAAGTGAAGTAACTACAGTAACAACTGACGCAAGCGTTGTCTTTACAATTCAAACCAGATCAAGTTCTTTTCCAGATTCTCAAATTGATACTAAGTCTTCTTATCCTATTTTAATTTTAGAACCACTATCATTAACTTGGGAAAACTTTACATTAACTAAAAAAAGTGCAAAAGGTAGATTTACTATAGATGTCTATTGTACTAATTCAGAAGCCACAGACCTATTTTTAGATAAGGTTATTAATGCAATAGAAACCCATAGGACAACTTTATTTGGTTTAGGTATGTATATAGTCCAATTAGAAGATACTAGTTATGATTCAGTAATGAGAAATGGTTTTAAAGTACACAGGAGGGGTGCCACGTTTTCGTTCAGAATAGATTGGACTAAGACATCACCATAAAATGATACAAATACAAATTAAAGGTTTAGAAAAAATTAATAACTTCTTAATAGGATTACCGAAAAATGTAGAAAAAGAGATTAATTTTACAATGAATGATTTTGCTAAATTTGTTCAAAAATCAGCTAAGTTAAGGGCCCCAAGGTTCACAGGACAATTAGCAGAGAGTATAATGGTCAAACCTAAGAAAAATCAAATAATTATTTCAGTAGAATCTCCATATGGGGTATTTCAAGAAACCGGTTTCACCCCCCATATTATTCATAGAAATATGAATAGTCGTGCTGGATATAGAACCGGTGATTGGATGGATGCCTACGGAGTAAGAGGTAACTTTATGAAAGTTAGTAAGTTCACTCCTTTTGTATCTCCCGCTTTAGAGTCAGGATTAACTCAATTTTCAAATAAATGGGGAAATGCTGTTATGAGGGCAATAAAAAACTCTGGAGGTAAAGTCTAATGCCTCTCCCAACGCCCATCCAAAAAGAATCAGAAACAGATTTCGTAAAGAGATTTATGAATAATCCTGTAATGAAGGAAGAATACAAAGATGTTAAACAACGAGTAGCCGTAGCATATTCTACTTACAGAAAAGCAAAAGGAGGTAAAAAATGAAATATAAAATAACTAACAAATTGGAATCAAATGTTCGCTTTAATGGTATTACTTTTGGACCAAAAGAAACTAAGATACTTGAAGTAAAACCTACCTCTGATAAATTTAATGTTGAACAGCTTGAAGAGACAGAAAAGAAGAAAACTGAAAGGAGGGATAAATAATAGAATATGGTAAGTACATGGTCAGAAACAGCATTACTAGATATAGCTGCACAAGGTGGTGGAGAGGTTGAGTTTAGAACTATTACTGAAACAGTAGATATTGATATTGGAGATAAAGACTTCGATGTCATTGCTACTCTAAAAGGAGGTAGATTAGTTAAATTCAATCCGCAAGAGCCAACTACGATTACGCTTGAAGCATATCCACTTGAAGCCGGAACGGACTCTGGAACAGAAGGAAAAGGATTCTTCGATTTGATGCATACAGCAGATGCTTCACAACCGGTGAAAGTGCCTGTAGACAGAACAAGAACACCTTATAGAATGTGTGTAATGTGGACAGATGCAGGAACAATTAGTGCGACAGGTCAAGTAATTGCACCAACAAATTCAGCTCTTCGAGTTATAGCTGCAGACGGATACTTTACGAGTGTTAAGCCTAGCTTTACAGATGGAGTTTTGAAGTTCACAGTAGCTTTCAAAGTTCCCCCATTTAACAAGGCAGGAACAGCATTAGTCCAAGTAGAGTCTATTGGTGGAAGTGCAACGGCTACTCTCACAGCAGTGGCGAGTTACACCTCGACTGTTACAGGAATATAACTATATGATAGATAAGTTTAATTTTTTTAATTTGTTTTTATTTGAGGCAAAGGAAGAATAGGGAGAAAAGAGAAATGAACATAAGGATACCTAAGATATTGATAGCATGCCCAACTAGTCAGAGACATAGTCATTTACTGGATGGGCGGTTAGAACATTTGAATAAATTGAATTATCCGAACTTTGACTTGATGATGGTAGATACTACTTTAGAGAATAATAAATATTTTAACATATTAAAGAAAAAGAAATTAGATTTTATTAAAATACAAACAGAAACAGAGACCTTTAAGTTTGAGAGAAACGTTATTGTAGAAAGACATGAATGGAATCCAGACAAACAACATCCCGTTCAGATGTTAGCTGACGCAAGAGAGAAAATCAGACAGTATTTTTTAAAGAATGAATATCAATATTTGTTCTTTCTAGATGATGATATTTTTATCCCTAAAAATGGTATACAAAGATTGATTTCCCATAATAAAGATTTAGTTGGATTTTATGTTCATGTATTTCCTAAAGGCATGCACAAACCGTGTGTGTTTAAATCAGGAGGAATTACTCTAGGCAAAGGATTAGATTATTATTCATTTAAAGAAATTGAATCCTATAAACGATTTGTAAATAGATTCAAAACAAATAAATTAAATTCTTATGAAAAAGGATTAGTGCCTTTTTTGATTAGAGATTTAAACAAACCTGAATTATTTAAGACTTATGCGGTAGGAATTGGTTGTTTGATGATAAAACGCAAAGTCTTAGAACAAGTTGCCTTTAGAACCCATCCAACATTCATAAATGGCGAAGACCTATGGTTCTTTGCAGAAGCTAATGAGAAAAACTTTGAATTCTGGTGTGATCCAATTAGATGTCGCCACGAGAACACAGAATGGAATACTATAATAAAAAAGTCAAAGAAACAAATGAAGTTCTGGGTTGCCAAAGGTTATGTTAACGCAAATGAAATTGTTATGGTCGATAGGAGTAAGAAAAAATGAAAACTAGTATAATAATTTTAAACTTCAATACTTTAGAGCACCTAAAGAGATGTGTTGAGTCAGTTAAAGTTAACACGACAGAATATGAATTAATTATAGTAGATAATGGTTCTACGGAAAAAGGCACTAAAGAATTTATTAAACAGAATTCAGACAAGCACATATTCAATAAACAAAATAATGGATTTCCCAAGGGGAATAATCAAGGTGCAGAAATTGCTAGTGGGGACTTCTTATGTTTTCTTAATTCAGACACAATAGTAAGTCCTCATTGGTTAGATGAAATGTTTGGCATTTACACCAGAAATAGAAGAGTAGGCATGGTGGGGCCACTTGGTAATCCACAAGTTAGAGTAATTAATAAAGAGTTCATTTTATTTCAACAATACATCGGGCAGTATAGTAAAGATGCTAAAGTAAACAAATTAGTTGGGTTTTGTTTGTTGATCAAGAAAGATTTATTTAATGAGATTAAATTTGATGAAGATTTTGGATTAGGGCAGTTTGAAGACAATTTACTATGTGATAAAATAAGAGAGATGGGTTATAATCTATGGGTGGCTAGTAATTCTTATGTCTTTCATCCTTTTCCAAGTAGAACTTTTCAAACTAATAATATAAATCAAGAAGATTTATTAAGATGTAACGGCAAATTATACAGAGAAAAATCTGGAGTACCCTATGGCAGAATTTGATGATATAGTATTGAGAGAAAAGGAAAGAAGTTTTTACATTAGTAGGATACCTAAGAAAACTAAAGAAGAATTAATAAAATTTGCACAAGAAGAATTTGCAGATGATTATGGTGCGTGTATTTCTGCTGTGTGGAATAAGTTTAAAGAAATGATTAACTATCAAGATAACTTCGACATCAAGTTGAATTATATCATTCAGTTATTGGAGAATTCCAAACCTGAAATTGAAAAGAAAGAAGAGAAACCAGATAACGAGATAAAAATGTTATCAGGAAGAAAAGTGACAAAGGAGGTAAAAAATGGATAATTTAGAAAAGGTAAAAAGACACTTGGCTAAACAGATTCCTGTCAAAATAACTAACCCAGATGGAGAAGAAGATGTATTCCAATTTAATCCTTTGAATGTCGAACAACAGGCAATTTTAATGGAACTAAGCAGAAGAATGCAAGGCAGAGAGAAGATAATGGTGGAAGGTGTTGAAATTCCTAGTGTAAATAAAGAGGATATGAAAGAAATGTTTGACTTACTGTTAGATATTACTCGAAAGTCAATAAGCGGGATAGACGAAGAAACACTGATAAAATTTGTAAATGATAACTTCGACCAACTATCTGAAAAGATAAGTGACTTAATTCCTAAGACAACTAATCAAAGTGCTTTAGATAAAATTAAGAAAGCACAGGAGGAACACCGTGTCAAGTCAGGAAATAAGCCAACTGCGTAATCGTATATTCGGAAAAGAGAAGGAATATAATTTGATAGATGTATATCACTATTTGATGATGCACTATGGTTATATTCCTTTTGAAGATTTTAAGAGCATGGATGCTCATTTAGTAGACGAGCTAGTGAAACGTCTAAACGATTATAACAAAGAACAATCTAAAGGTTTGCCTAAGGGTAGAAGAGGTAAAAGATAATGGCGTTAGGAAGCACAAGACAGAGTATAGATATTGAGATTAATTTATTTGAGAAGAATTTTGGAAAAAAGATAAATAAGATAGCGAGCGATTTAAATAAAAATATATCTCAAATTCAGAATACTGCATCTAATTTTAATTTAACTACTGACGCACTGAATCAAACTCAGAAACAATTTGGTTTAAATTTAACAAAAACGGGAAAATCTTTGAGGACTATGGGTGGTGGACTTTTGTCTAATAGTAACGCACTAAACAAATACATCGCCCAAAATGCAGGAATGTTTGATATGTTCCGTATGAATGATGAACAATTTAAGAATTTCAATAGGAGCGGTGCAAAATTAAACCACACTTCGGCAAAAATGGCTAATTCATTTAGAAAAGGAACACAAGGATTAAAGGGATTTAGAATGGAGTTTTTATCTGTTATGTTCCTGGGAATGTTTATTCAGAGAGTCTTTACAGGGTTACTTAAAACAAGTATGGAATGGGTTGGAGTTACAGAAGTAATGTCTACTGCTTTAGGTATTTTATTCTTGCCTGTAGCTATGTTATTGCTCGATTGGGCATTAATGTTTTTAGATTGGGTTGGTCAATTATCAGACAATGAAAAGAGATTAATCGGAACTTTTGTTCTGGCTGCGATTGCTGTTGGAGGATTATTATTTGTAATTGGAACATTAATTTTAGGAATAGGTGGATTGATTGCCGCATTTGGATTTATTTTATCTCCATTAGGACTATTTGTTGCTGGACTGACCGCATTAATTGGATTTAGTGTATTAAGAGGATTATTTCAAGATTTAACTGATGATACAAGTAATCTAAATATGAAATTGAATAATTTTGGTGTTTCTGATGAAATGATTAATGGAATGATTGATAAATTTACAGAATTAGCCGAAGTTATGATGGAGAAATTAGGTATTGCTTTAGATTGGATAAAAAGAAAGATGAAAGAAACAGTTGATGATTTACTTAATAAAACAGATGATTGGGTTGAAATAGGAGAGACAAGTATGAGCAAATGGTTGGAAGGAGTAAGAAGATTTGCAGAAAATCATCCTCAAGCGATTGCCTTCGCCATCATAGGATTCATGCTGGGCGGTCCATTTGGAGCTACGATTGGTGCGGCATTTGGATTTGCAGGTACGGATGCTATTCTTAATTTTGTAGATGGATTAGCAAATTGGATTGTAGATAATACTGGAGAATTAGTTTATTTGGGTATAACCATCGCATTAAAAATAGCAAAGGGTTTAGTTCTAGGTCTAGCAAAGATGGGTGTTGGTATTATAGGTGGATTGTTGGGAATTGATGTGGATGAGAACTTAAAAGAAATTGATAGATTAAATCAAAATATTCAGTTTGGTTCTGGTTCTTTAGCTGAGAAAATGCTCCGTAATAATAAAAAAATAGAAGACGGAACTAAAAGTAATTATAATCAGATGTCGTTAGCCGCTAATCAAAGTTTTCTAAATCAAGAAATTAGTTCTGGGAATGCTTTTATGAGTATGGAATCTACTCAAAGTAGTGCTGTAATGGATATGCAAAATAACTGGTCAAAGATGGTTAATAAGAATAGTTCTGAATCTGCCAAAATGGCTGGAAATATAAATTCTGCATTAGATTCTATTCCAACTGAAATTACCACAATTCATAGAATAATAGAAGTCAAAGGTTCTGGTGGGGGAGGAGGTGGTAAGTTGTTTGCACCAAAGGGAGCCACTGCAAATGAAATAGCCGCTCAAATGAGTTTATTACCTCAATATAGACAGCATGGCGGTCCAGTTAGTCCAAATAGACCCTATGTGGTTGGAGAAGCAGGACCGGAATTATTTGTGCCAGGGAGAGGTGGAAATATTGTACCAAATGGTGGGGGAATTGTAGTGAACTATACAATAAACGCTTCTGGATCAAATACCAAAGAATTCGAAATGTTAATAAAGGAAAATAACTCTAAATTGGTATCGGATCTTCGACGTTTAATTCAGGACTAGCTAAAATGATAAAGGGAAATAAAATCGCAAGAGGGCAAAAGAAAGGATTTAGGCATAGTGAGGAAACTAAACGACAGATAAGTCTTTCTTCCAAAGGTAAAAATAATTGGAGTAAAGACAGAAAACTCACGGAAGAACACAAAAAGAAAATCAGTTCATCTCTCAAAGGGATAATTTTTTCAGAAGAACGTAAAAAGAACATTAGTGATGCTCTTGCTGGAAAACATTTATCAGAAGAAACAAAAGAAAAATTAAGAATGATTAATCTAGGTAGAAAAGTATCCGAAGACACAATAATAAAAATGAGAGATTCTATGAAAAAAGCTAATAAAGAAGGAAGATTAAGAACTCTTTTTAGAAGGGGAATGATTCCTTGGAGTTATATTGATGGCAGAAGTAAAACGAGAAGACCCAATAGATATAATGATGACTGGGAAAAGATAAGAGTTCTAGTATGGAGAAGAGATAATTATGAATGTCAACATTGTGGTATTAATATGTCTGAATGTTATCAAAAATTTAAATGTGCCTTGCATACTCACCATATTATTCCATTTTTAACATCATTTGATAATTCATTAAATAATCTAATTGCTCTCTGTCCTTCTTGCCATAGAAAAGAAGAAGTAAAGATAACTAAAGAATTAAAATTACAAATGGTGGAGGCATAGATTTTGTCAGAAATCACACTCCAAGCGTTGGATTCAAGTAGTAGTGTTACAGGAACTGCTATAACTGTTTATGCTGTAGAAGTAGATGATGCGTTGAGTAATAAAACATTTATTTTAACTCCCCCCAGAAATGTTCAGACTCAATCTTTAGGACCACAAACTAATCAAATAGTAGACTTATTGAGGATTACTCAGACTATTGTAATCACAGGGGAAATAACTGGGACATCAAGTAAAACTGCTAAACAAATAAAAGATGATTTAAAAAATATTTATAAGGGAGTGACTGGGGGAGATTTAAACAAAGGAGTTAGATTAGTTTATGACGGTGAAAATATCGATGGGATAATTGAAAAATTAGCCTTTAATGAAAAACCCCATGATATAGATGGCATAGAGGAAACACATGGAACTTGCTCAGATACTCAATATACGACAAAAACAACTTGTGAAGGAGGAGGCGGAACTTGGGCATATAGTTCAGATTATGCTAAATACACAGTACAAATAACGTTTGTAGTAGGAGCAAAACGATAATGGCTAACATGAGAATTAACTTAGGCAGTTTAACTGGAAAATATGCGAAGTTAATTGGAATACCTTTAGTTACTTTAACTTCTCTATTTTTAGTTTTAATTGCAGTAGGTTTTCAAATAACTGGTTCTGATGATATTTGTTTAGGTAACTCTGATGACCCCTGTGTTTCGTTTGGAACTATTTGTAATCCTACTCCGAATAATTATGATATTTACAATTCAGAAGAAATTAAATTAGATTTTAGTCCAGAGATTAAAGACTATTGGATATTTTTTAAAGATGGTAGGGTAAAAAGAGAGTTTTTATACAATTTAGGTATTAATCATTCTACATCTGGTTGGAGATATGAGAACTTTACTAATTCTACTAAACCAAGAGCTGATAGACTTTATGTTCATAGGTTTGGTGCTTACTCTTGTCAAAATTATATGTTAGTTGCACTAAAGAATAATCCAGAAGACACAATTAAATGGGGATTTTTTTCAGATAAATTTAATTTAGACCCATTTTTTTATGGAATTGATTCTCCAGATACAGAAGCAACTGAAATTACAATGGAATTAGGAAGTCAAATTAATATTACTGCTAATTTAACTGGATATTCTGGAGAAGTTTGTGTAGATATTGACCATCCAGATTATGGAGATAATTATACTTGTGGGACACCCTCAGCTAATTTTTTATTTAATATTACTTATTTCAGAGAAACTGAATTTAATGATAGTTCAAACGAGGTTAGTCTGGCTTTAGTTGCTGGAGGATATAATACAACTTATATCAGAAGCCACCAATATGATGAAATAATAAATTTAACTCTCAATCTAACGGGGGGGCTTTCGGGTTCTACTTACCCCGATGATGTCATTATCTATATTAATAACACGCAAGAAAAAGTAATTGGTCCACTAAGACCTTTAGGAAACTCAGTTTATTTAAATCAAACAAATTCAAGCACATTACCAGAGATTATACTTTCTGGGACAAACGGCACTGCTACCAGATATTTAAGGTTGCCTAAATTATCAAATGTAAGTTCTGCTTATTTCAATTGGACACCATATAGCACTTTCACTTCAGAGGCAGATTGTGGTGCTTCAGGATATTGTAGTAATGCAAGCCAAAATTGGACAACATGCGGAGAAACAGATAGTATTAATCCCCCCGCATGCGATGACGATGCGTATGCTTACGATAGTAATGCAACCAGTTATGCACAGTCTTTAACACTCGGAGCCGATGCCTCAAGTGGTTATACATTACATGAATTAAATTATACGTGGGATGTTAATAATCCTGCGTTTATTACATGGGGAGTAAGATATGGTGGAACTGTGTCAAACGGGGGGGATGGAAGTGCGGCAGTTAGATATTTCTATTTTCAATGTTATGACCATAATTATGAAGTTTGGAGAACTTTACAAACTAGACAATGTGTTACAGGGAGTGGGTCAGGTTGGTGTCAGGGAACATCTAGTCCTTATTATGAAGTTTTAACTATCAGAGATGATTTAATTTCACCTCCAGGGGGGTGTTTGGTAAGAAACCCAATTCAACTAAGGTTGAATACGACTGCGAGTTTACCTGAGGCGGATGATTCTGCCTATGCTTATATTTATGAATTAGACACATTGGCCACATCTTTAGGAGTAAGGTGGTGGAATACATCTACACACAGTAATTTATCTATTGAGGTTGGAATAGTAGATGGGATATATGAAGGAAATTGGACTGGAGAATTGCCCTTTGCTAATTCGACGCAAACATCGAATTTCTCTGGGGCTGTCAATACTTATTTATCTACATGTACTGACACGGGAGGATATTGTTTAGTACCTATTTATATAACTACAAACGACGGGCATGGAAAAATATGGCTTTCTGATTTGAATGTCACATATACTTATAATCCTAATCCAATTACTTTGGGAATTAGTTTGGTACAATCATTTTTAGGTAACTCGACTAATTTTGCAGATATTCCAATTAAATTCTATTCATCCACGGATGGTATTATTAACGTTTCAGATTTAAAGTTAGATTATACTGGAGGAAATGATACTATAAATGTAAGGGTTTATAACAGTACTGATGAGGAAAATCTTAGTTTGATTAATTATTATTCTAAATGGAATTATAACTTTCCAAGTTTTGTAGACTATTTCGAATTTATACCAAAGAGTGCAATTGCTAAAAATGTAACTCCTTATGGGCAAACAAGCAACACTCCAATATTTAATTTAACCACTTATAACTATGGTGGAAAGAATATGAATTTAAGTATTTATCTAAACGAATCAAATCCCAATTCTTGCGTAGATATTTCTATTAATACGAACTCTACTAAACCTACTTCAGGAAGTCTGTTTAATATAACTAATCAAACATGGATAGACTTTAGTACCAATCTAACATATCTAAATAACACGAAATTATGGTTATGGGCAGACTTTTCCTGTTCACCGAATAACTGGTCTTATTCTTGGTTCCCAGATTTATATATAAGAGGTTGCGGGATTGATGTTGATGTTTGTGATGAGAGGTTTGACTAATGGCGACAAAAGTAGTTAGTGGGCAAAGAATTCCCATAAATGTTTGGGTACCTCCAGTTTATTCACCAGTTTATAAAACAGAAGTAGTTTCAAACGGGACAACTTATGACTTAACTGATATAATTATATCTGGTGAATATACCGATGGTGTTACTGAAACAATAGGTGCGTTTGATTTTACTATTTCAAATGCTCTTCAAGAATACACAGATTTATTCTCTCCATATGACACATTAAATATTTATTTAGATTACGCCACGAGTGCTACGACCCTTAGATTCTCTGGTAAAATTGAAAAAATTAGTAAATCTAATGAAACATTGAGAATCTCTGGGAGGTCTGGAGCAGTGCAAGTTTTAGGTATCACTGTCACTAAATCATACCCTAATGATGACGTTTTAAATGGCTACACGAATGAGATTTTATTAGATTTAGTTTCTAAATATTGCAATTACATCACCACCACCAATGTAGACACCACGACTGCCACTGACACAACAATAGCAGTAAATTGGAATAATAAAACCTTTTGGGAATGTGTCCAAGAATTAACTAGTAGATCTGGTTATGACTGCTTTATTGACCAAGATGGCGACATGAATTATTTTGTAAGCGGAACAAGAAGTAACACAACAGAAGCAGTGGTACATGAGTCTAACTTAATTGAAACTGGGGATTTCTCTCCAGATAGTTCAGTTGTTCGAAATCGAGTTATTGTTTATGGTGCAGTTGTAGAAGAACAACAAATAATATGGACAAGTGAAGATTCTGATTCTATTGCCACATACAAAGTAAAAGAATTAATCATTAATGACTCTAATATAAAGACAGTCGCGCAAGCACAAGCTAGAGCAGATTATGAATTAAGTTTAAACAAAGATGCCCCAATCGTAGGGGAAGTGACGAGTTTAGGATTACCTACACTTAAACCTGGAGAAAAAGTAAGAATCTCTGACCCAATGAATGGGATTGCACCAGATTTTTATACGATTCAGAAATTTACCCATAAGTTTTCAAATGATGAACCAATGCAGACCGTCTTGACTGTGCAGAAAGAAATCAGCACATTGCCTAAAATACTTAAAAAACGTATTACTTTCGAAAGCGAGGCAATTGATAAAACTAATCCAAACGAAATGAGATATTCTATTTTAGAAACCTTTGCACAAGACACAGGATACCACCAGACGCCTGCAAAAACCGAAATCGTTGATGGGGTTCTGAAATTAAAGACAGGGGAAACAACAGGACAATGGTTCAGTGATACTACTGAGGCCGATGCAAATGCAACTTATGCAGAATTGAGAGTCAAAGGGGGTGCTTTATCTGGGACTACATACAAAATTTATGCAGACGGGGGAGCGACACCGCAAACAATTATTCCAAATACGTTATATCCTTTAAGTCCACCAGGTACACTAATTAGACTTAAAATTATAATCAATTCGGCAGATACCCAAGTTGATAGCTATGCCATTCTATACAAATGAAAGGAGAAAGAATTATAAACTTACAATATTATAAAATAACATGGCAGGGAACGGAAATAAAATGAATATAGCATTGTTAAAGAAAGACATAGACTATATTAAAACAGAAGTTCAATCTATCAATTATAAATTAGATAATATATATATTACTAAAATAGAATTTGAACCTATCAAGAAATTGGTTTATGGGTTAATTGGTGTGATACTTTCAGGATTAGTTGGTGGAGCTATTTTGCTCTTGTTTAATTCGTGAAAGGAGGTAAAATAACATGGTACTAGAAAATAAAACTGGAGGATGGAGTAAGACAAAGATAGGGACACTTTTAGTTGGTATTGGTGCAGTTGCAGGGACTCTCGGAGGATGGCTTACAGGAAGTCTTGAACCTATGTCTGCATTTCAAGCACTACTAACTGAAGTAGGGGTAGTTTTAGGAATCTTCGGAATTAGGGACATCCCTATTCTGCAGGGCAGGAAGTAATTTTATCTTGGGATAATGAGAATAACATTTGAATGTCTTACTTGTGGAAAGATAGTTACAGACTACCCCCACAATAAGTCTCGTTATTGTTCTTCAGGATGCTATCATCAGTCTAGACTGGGCAAACCTACATGGAACAAGGGAATTAAGGGTTTATTTCATCATTCTGAAAAGCATAAGAGGTATATGAGTAAGAAACTTAGTGGAAGAAAGGTATTTGCTAATTCAGGTTCTTTTAAGAAGGGAGAGGTGAGAATTTCTGGAAAAAACTCACATCTTTGGAAAGGGGGTATTACTCCATTAAATATGCAAATCAGAAGTTCTTCGGTATACAAAGAATGGAGAAAATCAGTTTTTAAACGTGATAATTTTACTTGCCAGCATTGCGGGAGAGTTGGAGGCCCTCTTCACGCAGACCATATCAAACCATTTGCCTATCTGATTCAGCAAGTTAAGGATATTTATGGTAAGATAGTTTATGAACAGATAGAAGAATATTCAGAATTGTGGGAAATAAAAAATGGTAGAACTCTCTGTTTAGAGTGTCATAAAAAAACAAAGAGTTATTTAAATAGACATTATGTTTCAAATCTGTGTCAAAATCCCAAATAGATAGATTTATTTAGTATTTCTACATAAATAGAATATGACTAGAGGATTAGTTACTCGTAGTAGTGATGGGAAAACCATCGACATAGACAAAGCAGACGCCGAACAAATGGAAGTCAATCACAATGCTAAAAAAACCATAGGTGTGACAGATTTTCTTATTCAGAAATTAGCTTATAATGCAAATGGTTTAGTCGAATATCAAGGTTATGCAAAACCTGGAACTACAACTAGTACCTCTGGATGGTTAATCAAAAAGTTAATTTATGATGGATTTAATGTTACAGATATTCTATTTGAGGGGGGGAATTTAGAATTTGATGCAATCTGGGATAACCGTGCGTCTCTCGACTATTCATGATAAACAAAAAGATTTATTTGATTCTTGCATGCGTTTTTTGTTTTAGCATGGTATCTGCTTATGAGTTTAGAACTATCATGAATCCTTTTACTGGGAAGTTAGATTATTATACGGGTTCGAACTTCACTGGGCATAATATAACGGGAGATTACTTATTTGGGGATGGTTCGAATTTAATTAATGTTCAATCAGGAAATTTTACCCAAACAGAAGCTGACCCACTTTATGTCAATATCGACGGAGATACTATGACTGGAAATTTAGATATGGATGGAAATAGTATAACAAATTTAGGAGAATTAGTCATGATTGGAGTGATAACTAGCCAGAATATTTTACCGACATCAACTAATCTCTACACGATAGGAAATTCAACTAATTGGTTTGCAGAGATTTATGTACAAAGAATCCATTCTACTAACATAACCGCAGAGTATTTAAACTCTAGTAGCGTAGATTCTGATACTGTGGAAATACAAAATAACTTAACAATCGCAGGATATGAAATTAAGGAGGAAGAAGGATGGCTAACTTTCAGATTGACAAGTTAAAGTGGATTCCATATGTTTTAGGAGTGATTCTTGTAGTCTTACTTATCTTATCAGCATATAATTACTTTACAATTAAAGACGGAGAATGGGCTTGTATTGCACAAAGATGTACTGAATTTGCCAAAGGAGATGAATGGGTAAATTCAAATTGTCAGATTACTTCAGGTGAACCTCTGTGTAAATTTACATATAATAATCAAGAATATGAACTACCACTGAGTGAGATTAACGTTGAACAAATGACCTCGTGCAAACAATATGAATGTGCTGTGGAGGTATATGTAAAAAAATATGGTAATTAAAATGAAAGGAGGTATCTATAAATGAAGAAATTAATTTTAGGGTTAATTATACTATCTTTGATGATTGTTTCAGTTAATGCCGCGTCTTCAGGATTTAGATTTACTAACTCCACAGATGATGTAATCTTCACAGTTAGTCCGATTGGAGCAGGAAACTTCACTAGTACTATTGCTGAAAATGGAATATTACTTTCAGACATTTACTGCGCTTTAGCTGGATGTACTTTCGAAGGGAATATAGCAACTGATACCGGGTTTAACATCACTGCGGGTTCTACAGGTTATTTTGTTGGAGATGGTACATATCTTACTGGAGTCACCATTCCTGATAATTCTACACAGATTACTTATCAAAATGTCACTACATGGCCTGTTTGTGGGGTTGGTGAACATTTGGACTCTGATGGGAGTACATTGACTTGTACAACTGATGAAACTGGAAGTGCAGATTTTACCAACGTAGCATATGTGAACGAAACAAATACATTTGAATTAGACCAGATATTCCAAGGAAATATTAACTTAACCTCTGGAAATGTAGTGATTAACGATACATTCTCTGTACTGTGGGATGCTTCTGGTTCTAGTATAACCTCTGATTCAGATGGTACTGTAACCTTTAAACTGGGGGCATAAATGAATAGAACAATTATATCTATTCTTGTTGTCTTGTTGTTAGCGTTAGTTGTATCTGCCAATTCTTTTGAATTTGTAGATAATTCCCTAAACAGACTTTTAAATATTACTTCTGATGGTAACGCTAATTTAGTGGGTAACTTAACTGCTGACCATTTCATAGGAGACGGATCACAACTAACGGGGATTGACACGATTGGCTTCTTTTTAGATTATACCCCAATTACTACCACTGGTAATATCACTAATGGTTCTCTAAATGGTTATCCTGCTGGAAATGCAATTTGTAATGCTTACTATACTGGAAGCCATATGTGCCAGACAAACGAAATAATAAACTCTATAAATAGAAACCAAAGCAATGAAAACTTCACAGCCACAGTATGGATTAGCAATGGTCCTCCTGGGTATCTTAGTGAAAGTTATGACTGTTCTGGTTGGACAACACCATCTGGGACATCATTGGGAAGTATATGGGTGGGAAGTACGTCTCACGTTAATAGTTACGGAACAGGAGGGTTAGTCAACTGCGGAGCATCTCGGGCAATATCATGTTGTATATAAAATGGAAATAAATGATAAAAGACAATTTTTGAGAACAAAAGAAAAGTTGGAACAGAAAAAATCAATTTGTAGTTGTGGTTGTAACCAAGAAATGGATTATTTAGACAGCTATGGAAGACCAAGAAAGTTTATACATGGTCATAATTCTAATACTATTGAGCATAAACAGAAGGTTAGTAAATTAAACAGAGGTAAGACTCCTTGGAATAAGGGAAGAAAAGAAAGGAGATTAGAAGTATTATCGAGAATATCTGTAAGTCACAAAGACTTACATCCATGGAATAAAGGGCTGAAAGGTTCTCAAGAAGGATGGAACAAAGGATTAACCAAAGAAACATCAGACTCAGTAAAAAAAATATCTGACAGCAAATTAGGACACGAAGTTTCAGAAACTACTAGGTTAAAGATAAGAAAAACATTATTATCCAAACAAGAAGAATGCTTTGTTACTCGTAGGGGATATAAAAACTTTACAAGATATATAAAAAATTTAGTTAGGAAAAGAGATAATCAGATATGTATGTTATGTGGGATTCATAGAGAAAAATTAAAATACTCTTTAGATGTGCACCATATTAATTATGATAAACATCTTTCTATTGAACAAAACCTTATAACTTTGTGCAAACCTTGTCATGGGAAAATTGGATTTAACAAAAAGCAATGGCTGAGTTTTTTTCACTCTTTACTTGTAGAAAGATATAATTATAAATATGAAGAAGATGGAGATATAATATTGGAGATAAAAAATGAATAAGATAATAATTTTGCTGATGGTTGTTTTCTCGGTTTCCTTAGTCAGTGGAGCAAACTATTGGGTGGGTGACCCTGTAAATTGTCCAAGTTCAGACGGGACAAATTTTCCAGGACAAAACTGTGCTCCAGACGATATATTTGGAGATTCAGGTGGAACAGCCCAGTGTTATGATACTTCTTTATTAAATGCACCAGCTGGAAATGCCACATCTACAACAGACCAAGATAGTTCAACTTGCCAAGATGGAACTTGCAACGGAGGATATATTGCTAATTGTTATGCAACAGCAGACGGTTCAGAACCATTTGCAGATAATTCTGGTGCTTACTGGTGCGATAGAAACTCTACAATTTATGGAACATTATTTAGAAATACGGTTTGTGTAGGCACTGATTCTGGTGGAACTTTTGGAACTAACTCGCCAGGAACTTGTAGAACTAATTATTTTCAATGTGATGGTGGAGATAGTTTAGATGACTGTGAAATTTTGGCAGGTTTGAGCTGTGGCTCAGGAACTGGGACAATAGTATACAACCAATGTTTTTCTTCATCAGCAGGAAACTGTACAAGGTCTAGTGATTTTCTGGATTGTAATGATGGAGACGGGGACTCGAATCAGCTAACCTGCAATCCTGGAAGCCCAAACGATGGTTGTGAAATTAATCCTGGGACTACGACAAATAATTCACAATCAACATATGTAACATGCACGACATTCACTTGTAATTCTGGATATTTAGATTTAGACGGTGATGGTACTGGTGGAGATACTGAAAACGGATGCGAAATCCAAATAGGGGGCTCATGTACAGCAGGTTCTTTGTCTGGGACTTATGATGATTCTGGTGTCTGTGTAGTTCCTAAAAAATCATTTGCAACAGGAAACTTTACAGAGTATGCAACAAATTCCTCAGAACATTTTTTATGGGGAAAAGACTATGGGCTCGGAGCATTAATCAACTTTAGCGATGTAAACAATAATACATTTATAGTCGGACAAGGAGCAAACGTAACTCTAGGAAATAGAATAACATTTGCATTAGGAAATATACTTGAATCAATAACTTCGACCCTATTAAAGATAACTGGAAACTTAAATGTCAGTGGGAATATTACTTCTTCTTATTATTTCGGAGATGGTAGCCAATTAACTAATTTACCCTCAAGTGATAATAGTTCTTGGAATGAGTCTTATGCAAATACCCTTTATATTTCTCAATCAGATGAAGGAAACTTAAATGTTAATTATTCTTTACTGTCAAATTCTTCTGATTACTGGGATGAATTAAACACAACAAATTCCACACAATTTGAAAACAATGGAGGAATATTAAACATTTTAGAGTCATGGCTCACAACATTCATTAATTCGTTTGGATTTTTAGATGATGATGTGTATATTGATGACAGTGAATTACCTTTAGCTAATAGAACGTTACCTTACTGTGGGAACATCACTGGAGCAACTTCAGATTTATGTACTTTAGTCGATACCGACACAGACACAAACTATTGGGCAATTCAAAATGGATACTTAACAAACGATACAACTTCCGGAGTGAATACAACTAATTTAATTTTAGATGGTTTATTAACATTCACTGGAGACAGGACAATAGCAACAACAAATGCAGGTGACGACCTAACAATCAACCCACAATCTCATTTATATTTGGGAACTGCAAACAGCGACAGTATAACAATAGGGAGAACCACAGGAGCAGTGCCAATAGTGGTTCAAGGTGGAACTCAAATTAATGTTAGAGATTCAAATACTTACATCAATTCACCTGTTTCTGGAGAATTACACTTAAATTCAACTACCAATATAACAATAGAATCACCATTAACAGTTATTAACGGGAATATTTCAAGAACAAACTCAACAGGAGGAGCTGTTATGAACGAATACTATAATGGGACTTGTTGGATAAAAACATTTGGTAGCAGTAGTATGGTTTGGTGTTAGTGAAATTAAGTAAAAAAGCAGTAGTAAAACAAATAGGTGTGGTGTTATTAATTGTTGTGGGCGCATTGGCTGTTTTTATGGTGAGTAAATGGAACCAAGATTCCACATTAAGATTTGATTCTACATACGATAAATATGGATTCTATCCTGAAGAAAAGACATTTATTAATTATGACGGATTACGTTATCAACTTAGAGATGATGGTGGAGTAAATGTAAAAGACCAAGCAGGAAGGACTCAAGTCGTTTATGGATTTGGAATGTCTGGAAATTATAATGGAAAACCTATAATCAGAACAGAATTAGATTACGAGTGGACTTGGGAACATACAACTGAAGAAGTTTATTTCTCTCAGATAGAATACAATGAAACTGGAGATGCAAATAATATTTCTTATGTAATGACTAAGCATATTTTTACTGGAAAGAATAATGATAAAGATTTCCCATTAATTCAAAAGTATGAATTCACACCAAAAGACCCAGCTAAAATTACTACAATCTTAGAAAATAATTGGCATGACCTAACAGATACAAAGTTTTGGTATATATTAAGAGATGGAGAAACGATAAGATATAATGGGCAAATGTATGCGAAAACTGAAACAATAGATGTAAAGGTAGGTAAAACGAGAAGTGACTTAAATGCAATAACACCAAGAGTAGAATTCTTTGATGGTGGGTTTGATTACGAAGATATGTTAAAAGAAGATTTCAAATTAATAGAAGTATCTTCAAAAAGGGATTTCGGTAGAAGATTAGAAGAAAAGTCGATAGGTTTAGGATTTACAAAGGGCGCAGGTAATTTTAATGTCGGGCAGACAATCATACTTGACCCAACTTCTACTGGATTCACAGACCCTGTTGGACACTCAGACCCACAAAACCAATGGACTAATCCTGCTTATATTCTTGCCTTAGACACTTCGAGAGCAACAGAAACTACAAATGGAGATAACTTCACATTAGATTGGGATGGATTTAGTTTAGACCCAGATGCAGTTGTATTAGGTATAGAAATTCAATCTACTGGTTACGGTAGTCATTTTACTTGTCCTGTTAAAGCGTATGGTACATATAACGCATATTTAAGTATAAACAATGGAACATTAGAGGGGACTGAGAGTGATGAGTTTAAGGGATTTTTTCATGGATGCCAGACAACTCCCCCATTCTTTGACGATGTTCAAACACAAGGTAGTTCAACGTTTTTGTGGGGTTTAGATGATTATGGAACTTTATACGGGGCAAACATGACTGCAGACAGCTTTAGAATGAGAGGTTCTGAAACTGGTGCGGTAACAATGAATTTAAATCATGTTCAGGCAAACATATACTGGGAATTACCCCAGCCAGTTCTTACTTCAATAAGCCCAACACCAGCAAATGATTCAATAATTGGCTCTACTTATTATGTAAATGTGAGCTCAGATATTACTTTAGCAACCTGTACTTTAGAAACAAACGCAAATGGAACAAATGTAAATTACACAATGGAATTATATAACAGTTCTAAAAATGCGCAAATAACAAGAAGTGGATTAAATTATGGAGTAGATGACGGTACAAACTTTAATTTCACTGTATGGTGTGAATCTGGAGGAGATTACGGAACTTTGGCAATAACAAATGTAACATCTGATAGCGTAGTCCCCCAAATGATTATTAATACTCCGCCAAGCAATTTTAACACTTACCCAGATGAAGATGTAGTGTTTAATTTAACTAATAACGATACAGAAGAAGACATCATAGACGCTTTTTTAGTAACCAATTTCGGAAGTGGATACAATGTTAGAAATTATGTTCATTTTGGATATGATATAGACCACGCCGAAGATTTTATAAAAAACAGAACAATCGGAGAAATTGACGCAACATCTAATGATACATTTAGATATTTCAAATTAGATGGATATTCAGAATTTGGGGAGGCAGATGGAGTTACAGTTAGAGACTTCTCTAATAATTATTCAACCTATTCACAAGGAAGTTTTGGTGTTCCAGTGTTCAGTTCTACAGATGGAAGATGTGGTAATGCACCATGTCTTTTCCTTGACGGAACAAATGATAATATTTTATTAGAAAGTGGAAGCTCTGGAGAAACTACAAGTGTAATTAATGATATGAATTTCTCCGTAGGTGCATGGTTATATGACACAAGTATAGGAAATAATGTATGGTTTGGAAAGGGAAGTAATACCGCAGGTGCTAAGTTCTTAGAACTATCTAAAGACAATGCCATAAATTACTTTAAGATGTATAATTCTGATGGAGTTGCTATCTGTAATTCAACTTATTCTGGGGGGAGCACAAATGTTTTGTATCATATTGCTTACGTTGGAGATGGAACTAATTTACTTACTTATTACAATGGACAACACGTGCAAACTGATGATTGTTCTGGGTTTGTAGCTAACGATACATATTGGAATACTGGCATAGGCGCAGTCTATGAGTATTATCTGGGGGCTTTCGGAGTGGGTGGGCAGGATAATGAATGGTTTGGATGGATAGATGAGTTCTTTATTGTAAATAGAACATTATCTGCAAGAGAAATTGCAAATATTCACAGACCAATTAGAACCCAGTATAATTGGATACTAAGAGCATATCAATCTCCAAATAATTATTCAGACACAAGTGGTAATTTTGTTCATTTATTAGATATATTAACTGTAGATTATGAAACGACTCTACAGGGATTATATACTGATGTGCAGGAAGAATTGCCCGAAGACCCATCTATAATAAATTTCTCTGATGTAGACAGACCATGTAGATATGTTGTATCAAGAACTATTAATGTGACTAGTGGGGGGAATTTGGTTATGGATGGCTGTACGCTGGAGATGAATAACTCTGAAGAGGATGGGGAGTATGATTTAATTATTTCTGGAACTGGAATGTTAACTGCGAATTATTCTAATTTTACGAAAGCGAGTACTGCCAGATATGAGTTTAAATTATTAGAGAATAGCAGTTTGGTTTTGAATAATTCTTATGTTAGTTATACTGGGAGGGGAGTTACTAATTTAATTAGGGGATTGGCAATTAACACAACGAACGTTGTTTTTGAGAATAACACTTTATCTAATGGTTATCGAGCCGATTTAGAAATTTTAAGTTCAAATATTTCTTTTGTTAATTCAAGGTTTTTAGGCAATAATGGTCTTGGAACTATTACTGAAAATAATATTTATTGTGTTCTTTGTGATAATGTTAAAATTGTAGATTCTAGTCTTACTGGTGCTTCTCTTGCTGAGGTTATCGTTTTGGAAAACCAAACTGTTTACTTACTAAACACAACACATTCATCGCACGACATGGATGATGGGGGGAACTTATACAAGCAATGGTATGTGGATGGAATAGTCCAAAACGATACAGACCCTTTAAATGACAGTGAAGTAACATTTTATAACACAACAGGAGATACAATTATAGTAACATCAACAAACGAATCAGGACATATACCAAGACAAAATCTAACAGAATATATAGTAAATGGTAGTAATGTTAAAATTTATCAAACAAATTACTCAATAAAAGCCACAAAATCAGGATATGACGATAATACAATATCATTCAACTTCACAACAAACTCTGATTTTACAATAAATTTAACTATTGCAAGTGCAGACACGTGTACATATACTTCGGGAACTTGGAATGTTTTATGTTCAGATAATTGTAATATTGATTCAAATGTGGATTTAGGGGGGAATAATTTTGTATTAGAAGGTACTGGAACTTTCGATTTAGACGGGGCAAATATGACTAATATAGGGAACTTTACATTCGGCGGGAGTTGTACATTTACTAGGAAGAATGGGGCTTGGTTTCCTTTCTGGTGATGATAATCCATAAATTTATATAGTTTATAATCCAACAAAATTGTGTCAAGCAGAAGATTTTTAGTAACGGCTGCCCAATCGGCATCTTCACACCATAGAAATTTTCTTAATGGATTAAAAAATTACGCAAATATAAACGATTCTGAGATTATTATTCTCCCTTGTATAGGTAAAGACGCCTCTGAAGATATTGACCAAATATCTCCCGAATTAATGAATATGGGCATTGAAACAAGAAGAAGAAAACTTAATTCCAATATCCAAATTGAACAATTCAATGTAAGACCTTATCAGATTGATCCTTTGGTTGGTTTAGAAAGATTTGCACAGAGAGGAACTTCTACAGTTTTTGCTAGCCCAAAACAAAGACTAAAAGCCATACCACACTCTAATTTTAAGTTACCTAAGTTCTTGATTACCACTGGGGCAGTGACTAGACCGAATTATGCCACTGGACTTAATGTAAGCGCAGAACGTAGAAGATTAGGTAATATTGCTACGAGAGACCATGTATACGGAGGAGTCGTAATTGAGATAGAAGATGATTTTATCTTTCATCTTAGAAATATAAGGGCTAATTCTAGGGGGAGTTTTGTTGATTTAGGAGAGAAATTTGATGGAGACAAGACATCCAAAACTAAATTAGAGGCTTTGGTTTTGGGTGATTGGCACACAGGATACACTGATGAAACTGTCGCTGGAGGAACATATGACATGATAGAAACTTTAGAACCATCCAGATTAGTTATACATGATTTATTTGATGGACATTCTGTTTCACACCACAGAGATAAACAATTCATACACCAACATATTCGCGAAGGAGTAGATAAAGGATTTACTAATTTAGCAAAAGAATTAGAATCTTGTAGAAATCAACTATTATTATTTCATGATTTAATGAAGGGTAGAGAAGTCTATTTAGTAGCTTGCAATCATCATGAGTTCTTAAATCGTTACTTAGATGAAAGCAGATACACACAAGACGCAGAAAACGCTAGAATGGCATTTCGATTGGCTAGTTCTTATGCAGATGGTAAGGATCCTGTAGAAGAGGGGATTAACTTGTTTGGGAAATTACCTAATTCTATTAGATTTTTAAAAAGAGATGAAGATTTAAAGATAAGAGGTTATCAATTGTCAAGTCATGGGGATAGAGGACCCGGAGGATGTAGAGGAAGTATTAAATCAAAAGAAAATGACTTTGGAAGAAGTATTACTGGCCATTGTTTTTCTCAAGATACCGAAATACTAACCAAAGTGGGTTGGAAGTTCTTTGAAGAATTGACTAATGAAGACTTGGTGGCAACAATGAATCAAGAAGATTTTAAACTAGAGTGGCAATCGATTATCAAATTCTTCAAATATACTGATTATAATGAATTATACAAAATAAAAGGGAGGTATATAAATCTCTTAGTAACTGGAGATCACAATCTGTTTTACTTAACTGAACCATCGAAAAGATTAATGCGGTTTAAGGCAAAGGATTTTAATAAATTATCACAAAGAACCTTCATAAAAGCGATAGAATCTGAAAATATACCAAAATTTGATAAAAACTTTCTGAAATTTATTGTGTGGATATTAGCTGATGGTTCGATCGAAGAAGGAAGTTCAATCAGGTGGCATTTTAGAAAAGAAAGAAAAATAATAAGGCTAATTCAACTCCTGAATGATTTAAAGTTAAATTTTACAAAAATAAAACAATCAGGTGGTACCACAAAGATAAGACTATGCAATAAAGATTCAAAGAGTTGGATAAATTTATTAACAGAAAAGAAGATTATGCCTGAATGGTTTAGGGACTTATCCAAAGAGGAGGCCAATATAATCCTAGAAGAATATTCTCATACTGATGGCACCAAATACAGGGACGTAATACAAATATCTACGTCAAAAAAATTAGAAGCAGACATCATCCAGCAATTATGTGTTACTAATGGTATCAAATGTTCATTTACTATAAGAAAAAGAAAGAATATTAATCATAAACCAAATTACGTTTTATGTGTTGATCCTAAAAGAAGTTGTACACACATACACAAAAAAAGTGTATCATTCAAAAAAGTTAAATATGATGGGTATGTATGGTGTATTGAGGTTCCAAATCATACATTATTAGTAAGAAGGCAAGGAAATGTTATCCTAGTTGGCAATAGCCATTCTGCTATGGTCATGAGAGATACTTATGTTGTGGGATGTTCTATGCCCCCAGTAATTTTTTATAATAAAGGGAGTCCTACGAATTGGACACCGACCCACATGGCTTTATGGGAAACTGGCACGGTACAATATTTAAATGTCATAAACAAAAAATGGAGGTTAGATGGAACAAAAACATAAATTAGCTTCTCTACTTGAAACTCTTTCTACTTATGAAGTAAATCAGAGTTTTCTTAGGGCTTACTATGGTAAATGTTGGATGGAGTCTAGGTTGATTCAAATAAGAGTTGGTTTAACTCCAAGACAAGGAGCAGACACTTTAATTCACGAGTCCTTGCATGCCTACTATTATGATTTAGGCATAGACGCAAGTGAAACCAGAGTAAGAAAAGAAACTAGAGAAATAATGGGGTGGTTATATGGCAAAAACTAAGATACTTGAAGATAAGTTTGGTAATCCCTACATCTTACTAGACAAAACTGCGAGGAGTATTTTTCCAGATAATATTACACTAACTGTTGACGGACAAGAGTATCATTTCTTTTTAGAACCTCGAGTTTATTTCCCTAAAGTTGGTGATGGTGTTGTTGTTAATGAACTAATTGCGATTAAGTATTTAACTGCTAGTAACATGGCAGACCACCTTGATGACTTAATAGATAGAGAATAATTATACATTTTAGATATATCTATTTGGGAATAACATATATATAGAAACCTTTAAAAAGATGTTTATCCCATAGCTTACATGGGAAAAACTCCTAATTCCAAAAGGAATAAGTTGAAAGGAGGTAAAGAACAAATGGCCGAAAATAATGGATTACTTTGGGCTATTCTGGCATTAGCAGTAGTCAGTATATTAGTTAGTTCTATAATGGTATTTGGAAATAAAGAGGTAACTGTTCCTCCAATTCCAGCCCCAGAAATAACTGACCAAGACAAAGCTGATATTGCGAGTGCGGCTGCACAATTAGTAGTTGCTAATATACCTGCACCAGCACCAACTCCACAACCTATCATTACAGACGCTTCTGATGGTTCTGAACCTTTAGACAATGATAAAATTGATGCTTTGTATAAAGATTCTAAAATCGATGATGAATTGAAAGCTGAAGAAATTGCTATGGCTGAATTAAACAGCAAGGATTTCAAGAAACAACTAAAAGATGTTTTGAATGCTGAAATTCTACTATTGAGTAATGATAATCATGACCAATATGGACTTCAGATAGACTCTTACAAAGATATTGAAGATGTCTATAATGTGAACACAGAAGAGGTAAAGGTTTGGCATGGGAAGGGATACGTGGAAATAGAATTCAAAGTAAGTTATATTTTAGATGATGACGAAGACGAAGTCGCAAAGGCAAGATTGACTATTAAATACACAATAGAAGACCTTGATGAAGACGAAGAATTCGTTGACGCTGAAATTACTGAAGACTTCGAAGTCTTAGCTATCAAACTATACGGATAAACCGTATGATTTTTATTTTTTTTCTTTTTATTTAAATTATATATTCTTCTAGAACTATTCTTAAATCTTCTATTGGATTAATCTTTTTATTGACCGCGAGATTATTAAGTAATCTATCTCCCCAGTTAGACAATACTTTCTTTAATGGGACTTCGATCCATACACAATCTTTAAATCTCTCATTCATTTTGTCTCTCCATTTTTTGTCCACTTTTTCTTGTATTTCATAGACTATTCTATTTGGTCCCTTATTATACTTCTCAAAAAGCCAAATTTCGATGTCCGGATAATGAGAATTTGGTTCTTCTTGTGCGAACTCTGTATAAATTATACACTTGTTTCTATTCTTATGTTTTCTTCTTAATAAACGAACTAATAGTGTTTTTACAACATCATGTAAATCTACAGATTCATTAGCATTTCTTATTTTTATACTATCTAAGCGTTTGTAATCGAGTTTCATCTGACACATTTCCAGCATATAACATTACGCCCAGTGTATTTAGATTTACCTATTTTACTAACGCCCACTAACTTCTTGGACCTCAATTCTTGGCAGCGAGGTGTAATCGAATTAATCGGTAAACCGAGAAACTTACTGATTGTTAGATTATCTGCTTCTCCTAATTGTTTAATCGCTAAATAAACATCCATCTGTCTTTTGCCTAACTCTTTCTTTATGCTTTCAAATGCTTCTAAAGATGTTTGGGCTATCATTTAATCCTCTCTCCATCATAGTATTCATATAATTGATGCCTAACTTCTCCGTTATATGCTTGATAAGAAAACTGAGCAGTTAATCTGTCTTTTCCTTTACCTAAGTAATTTTTATCTAAACCTATGTCAAATCCCATAAATCCAACTCTGTGTTCTTCTCTCTTAATTAATTCCTTCACTAAATTAGCCAGACTCTTCTTTTGTTTCCCCATTTTTCTCATCCAATTGAGTAATTAAATACTTGATTACTGATTCAAAGGTATCACAATTGTTTGACCCGCGCATTGAGTTAATCTTCCTCCATGTTTCCAAGTCTATTCTAATTGTTTTAAATGATTCCTTTTCCATCTTCTTTCTCCTTTATATCTTTATTTCTATCTATCTCTCTTTCTTTTAATCCAATTAATTCGGCTACTGTGTCATCTTGGATTTTATTCCTTTTCTTGTGAACAGCACGCATAAGTGCATTACGTGTTTCCTCAAATCTTTCAATATTTGTTTTTAAATCTTGAAATTCAATATCGTGGATCAACATAAGAGCATCAATTTGTCCATCTATATAAGCCCCTTCTAATACTCTCTCTTCTATATCTCTTTGCTTTTGAAATTCTTTTATCCATTCAATCACTATTTGTCTTAAATCTTCTTCCTTAATTACTTTTTTGATATTTACACTTGGAGTATTTGAACATTCAGGACACCATCCGTCTTCATAAGTTGTATTATCACATTTTATACAGAATGTATCTATATATCCCAAATCTTTAATTGTTTTTAATTCACTCATTTTTCCATAACCTCCACTTTAATTAATGTGCCTTTTTCTTCACTCTCAATAAAGAACCCTTCACAAATTACTCCATTTTCGTCTGAATCTATATACTTTACAAGTGCTACTTCTCCATACCCTTTTATTTTCTTATTCATTCTCTTTTCTCCTTAGCTTTAGCTATACTATCAATAGCAGAATACTTAATATACACATCTTCACCATCCCTGTCTATAAGATGTAGTGAATCTTCTCCGAATTCTACAACTTCACCACTATAAACTCTTTTATTCTCTAATGTAATGAATACTTTTCCGTATTTTTCGCATATATCTTTTATAAATCCGATGTCCATATTACTCTCTTCTCCTTCTTTCTAAAAATGGAATGATTATCCCCCAAGAGAATATTACCCCAATTAAGATGCCAATTCCTCCAGAAAGTAACTGATTTATTATTTCCATTATTTTTTCTCCCATTTATCAAAATCTAACCATAGAAGGATATTTTCCCTGTTCTTAGTTAATCTCATTAGAGATCGAATAACTCTTTTTATTTCCCTACTATCTAAATCTATTTCTATATCTAATAATTCATTCATAACATCTTCATCAAAATTTAGAAAATAAATTAAGGTTTCTGATGTTTTTGGAGTGATTTTGTACTTCCCCAATCTTTTTTTTATGAAATTTATGTCTTTATGCTTCAAGGATCCATAATTAAATCTTTTAATCTGTGCGTACATACTAAAATAAGAGTCATAATCTCCTGAATTTTGAGTTTCTCCTTTATTCATTTTTATTCTCCAAGTTTGAATCTAATTGTTTTATTGATTTGATTACAATCGCCCTATCAATCTCCTCATCAATCTCCTCAATATCCCCTCTACATAAATAGTCACTATTGAATCCCAAACACATAATTTCTTTTAAATTGAGTTCATTTATACTCTTATTTCCAAATCGCTTATATGCTAAATACACCAGAGGGTTCTTTTTAATATCACAAGGGAAAAATTGTCTTTTAAAGTTCTCAATATCTATTTCTAAATTCATTTTCCTTAAACTATTTTTTAACTCATCTACCTCTAAAGATTTTAACCTTCTAATTTTCTCTAATCCCTTTAAATCACAATCCGAACACATTGTAATACCAAACATTCTTTTTAATAAAGATATTCTTTTGTTACATTTATAGCAGTATTTACTTTTCATTTAAAACCTCTATACCAATTTAATTTTTTAATAAATATATAACTCCAGCCTAAAGTAATTAATAACCAGATACTTCCAATTATCCAAGATTTATTAACAAATTGTTCAATCGCAAATAATATTCCTAAAAGAACTATTACTCCTTTATTCCATAATCCTTCATAAACTTCTCTCTTCAATAAATTGTCTTTCATTCTCTCCACAAATTCTTGACATATAACCTTATTGGTTAAACTCTCTTTCTTCCATTTCATAAGTTCTATTTGCCTTTTTCTTACTTCTGGATTTTTATATTTCATTCTTCATACTCCTCTTTTTCTAAATTAACCCAGAAAACACTAATCGGATTAATCCAGTGTCCATTTTGAGTGTCTGAGTTAATTCCATCTAAATTAGGTATCCAGTAAAATTCTCTCTTTTTAAGTGCATTTGTTAAGTTAATTAAAATCTTTTGAGCTTCTTTTTCAGCTTTTTTCTTATCTTCAAACACATAATAAATACTATCAGGCGAACCATGAACAGTTAATACATATCTTACTTTTATGACTTCTGGCTTTTCTATTTCAATCTTTTCTACTTTTTTCTTAAATAAACTCATTTTTCACTCCTATTTACTGAAATTTTAACACGATTGCTAGAACTTTGTACAACGATTAATTCATTAGTCTGTGGTTCTACATAAATTCCGATGTCCAAGTCCACATTTTTAACATTTTTTGGAACTTTCTCCAATACTTTAGAGATATAATCAGACAAGTTTAAGTGGTTTGCCATTAAATCCAATCTCCTTGTCGGTCTCCAGAACCATTTAAATCGAGATGTTCTTCTAAAACAATCTCATCTCCACATTCACATTGCCTAATCAAATCTCCATCTTCATCTGTGAATTCTATAAATCTCTCTATTTGTTTACACATACTACATTGTCTGAAATCAGTGATTTGTGTTGTCATTTCTTCCCATCCTTAACGAAAACTACCCGACCATTCCCGATCGAGTGAGCGAGACTCCCGCTGCCCGAGTCGAGATCGAGGTCCCTGCCCAGGCACAACCCCGAAGCGTAGTTATTTCTCTTAGCCCACTTAGTCTGTTCACACCAAAACCAATTAGATTTTCCTTTATATTCTCCTAAGAAATCTTCGGATTTATCACTCTCAAGCAAATCCCACAGTTCTTGAACTTTTATTTTTCTGAATCCCTTGGGAACTTTTATTTTATAATATGGTTTAGTCCATGTCTTTATAGGAGTTATTTCTAAGTCTTTGAATTTGAATAGTTTCGTTGTCATCTTTTCGCTCCCTCGTCTAGATCCCCCTCGTTGAAACTTGTGTAAATCATCTTACAATTAAAGCAAATCTGAGTGATTGCATCGTGATAAGTACTATATGCCACTTGTTGCACATGCCCTTCTTTTTGGCAGTATTTTATTGATTCTCTGACTTGTTTCTCACCCTCATGGATTATCTCAAATTTATTCATTTTGATACTCCCATCCTTCTAGTGGTTTTATTTCTTTCAAAAATATTAATGTATCAATTCCTAACTGAATATGTTTGCACACTTTCTTTTGTTCTTTATTAGACTCAGTTTGAGACCAATTCTGAGAAAATTCACAGCTACAACACGACATAGGATTAATTTGGGCAATACCATTTTTAGTAGGAATTCTAACAGAATATAACTTACTACTTAATATTTCAAAGTAATAAATAGGATTATCCAAATTATCTACCGTTCTTTCAAATTTTATTACTCTACATTGGCTGCTCTTCAATTTCTTTCTCCTGTATTTCTTTATGTTCTATCTGTCTTGCTTTCCACACCCATTGTTCCATACTTTCTGCCCAGGCATAAACATCATCTATTTTGATCTTGTCTGCAATTACTAATTCAACTCCCCGATTCAAAGTGTTTTGTCTTATTATCCTTGCATCCTTGCTCATCCAATCATCTTTACTCATTCTATCAGAAATAACCTTGTCAGCAGTCTGAAATTGAGTATTTTGGGTATTTATTGGGATAGATGATGGTGTAATAGTCAGTAAGGTATTATATTTACCATCTGTCTTGTAATCAATTTCTACATTCATATCTTTCTTTATTCTTCCGTTGAATATATCTTCTGCGAGATCCTTATCAAAAGAACTAAATGTTTTTCCACTTACTTTAATAACTGACCTCTTCCAGGGTTTATTATTTGTTTCTCCAGATTTGACAACGGCCTCTTCAATTATTCCAGTGTGTTTTTGTTCTGTCATGGTTTATTTAAGATTATCTACTTTATAAACTTTTCTTACGACTACAGAGTAACTAAGCCATCTTTGTGTTCAACTGTCGTAATTTATGTTTTAAATCTATAACCTCCATTCTGTTTATCTCATTCTCCCATATCCTCATTACTTTATAACCTTTTGCATTAAGTTGTTTGGTTCTTAATTTATCTCGCCTCTTCTGATTCTTTTGTTTATCAGTTAGTTCGTCTGCTCCAAATATCTCAGTGTTACCATGCCAGTAATCTCCATCACATTCAATAATTAAGTTCATAGTAGGGATATAAATATCACAGTGATAAGCATTATCTATCTCCATATATTTGTGTGGCACATAGAATATACCTAATATATTTAACAATTTCTGAATTTTCAATTCTATAGAACTGTCTTGTTTTGGTATAATTATATGAGACATTCTCTCTTTAAATTTTTTTATATTAGATGGGGAGTTACTAATTGTAATCATCTTTTTTCGGATTTTTTCTCTATGGTCATTAGACAAATTCCTTCCCTTTAATGCTAATGAAACTTTGTGATTATGCTCTCTCGTCTTAGGTTTGCCCTTCAAAGATTTAGATATATTATTCTTATGAGATACAGATAACTTTTTGCCTTTATGTACATCACTCAGCTTTAATCTGTGATCTGTAGCCCACCTTATACCTTTGTTCCATGAGGGTTTGCCTTTCTTAGAATTACTCATTTTTTCTCTTGTGTGAATAGACGGACTCCAACCTCTGTGAGATAGTCCATATTTTTCAACCCTTTTATCTTTTTCTTTTGTTAATCCTTTGTTCCAAGCAACTGCCCCATACCTTTTAAGAAGAGTTGTTCTCCATTTGTTGATGGTTTCTTTAGAACGCATTTTAAATTAGTATCAACACATTTTTGTATTTATCTGCCTTCGTAAAACTTTGATATTACTATCTGCTGTTAGTATTTGTTCTTTTACTTTGTTTATAGCGTTCTTAATAGGTTTATAGTATTTAGCTTCTTTAAAGTCTTCTTCTAATTTAGGAATTATCTTAGATTGTCTTTTAACTTCTAATAATTGTAATTCTGTCTTTAATTTCTGGATCTTTAAGAAGTCTTCATCTTCTAATTCTTTTAGTTGGTTCTCGGCGGATTCTTTTTTTGATTCTTCTTCCTTTAACATAACTTCTTTTCTTTTAATTTCTTCAGGAGATAATTGTAATCTTTTCTTCTCTTGCTTTTTAAGTAATTCTGGAGATTGCTTTTGTTCTATTATTTTAACTTCGCTTTGTAATTGAGTAATTAAGTCCTTGATTTTGTTTATGTCAGTTTGATTTGTTTCCATTGTATTATGTGATTATTGTTACTTATAAATCTTTTGGTTGGAATCTTTGTCTTACTCTATTTAAAAAACTCTGTGGAGTAAAGAAATCTTTACTGTCTTGAGAAACTTTTAAATTATTAGGAATGGATATGTTGTATTTCACTAAGATAATATTATCCATTTGAACTAATATATAGTGCTTTTTACATAAGTATTTTGTTCTCAGTATGCCCTCTGCGTTTTTCTTGCATCTGGGGAACTCACATTTTTCTTTCTTTACTGTGTCATCTCTTTTCTGGTATTTCATATAAATAGTGTTTTTCGGATACCCAATCCTTTTAAGGTTGGGAGGAGAAAAACTTGCCCTCCGAGTTTAGTTTAGATTGGGATAATTCTTTTTGTATTCTTGAATTAGCGACTTCCACAAATTTAGGATTTAATTCTATTCCCACCCAATTCCGATTTAACTTTATTGAGGATATTGCAACAGTTCCACTTCCAGCAAAAATATCAAGAACTAAATCCCCTTCAAAGGTTGTTGCTTTTATACATCTGTTTACTAATTCTTCTGGGAATGTTGCTGGATGTTCCTTATCTATTCTTGGAGGAATAGCCCAAATCTCTTGATATTGAAATGCCTCTTTATTAAATTTAGGAGTTTTTTGTTCTTTTGTAATCCAGAAAATATATTCTACAATAGGCATAAATCTAATTGGTTCAAGAACAGGACTATTTTTTCTATTCCAAATAATCATCTGCCTTACTATAAATTCGCTTAACCATTCGTGAGGAAATATAACTCTATGATTTACTATTCTTGGTTTGTGATTGTAAAATATGCTTCCATCCTTTTTTAAAACTCTTAAACATTCCCTTAATACTTTTTTCTGCCATTCCTGATATTCTGCTTCTGGCATATCATCCTTAAATCCCCCATAATCTATATTTGCTTTCTGCCAACTATCTGTCTTTCCACATTTTCTATTAGCAGAATGTTTGTTATAAGGAGGACTTGTAATTATACAATTTATACTTTCGTCTGGAAAAGTCTTTAAAATTTCTAACACATCGCCCTGATATATTTTGTTTGTTTCCATTTTCTTTAAGATACCCTGCCCTTTAGGGTATGGGAGTATGTCATTTTAACTCACCATATTTGGTTTTTTCTTACTCTTATATTCATCTTTTATAATAATAATTCCTTCTTTTTCTAATTCTTCTAACTCTTCTAAAGTCCTTTGGGCATGTTGAACTGTTGAGAAACTAACCTCTGTTTTCTCTTTGTTGAATAAATCAAGTAATTTACTTTGTGTATTTATTGAATTATCTAATGTCTTAACTAAGTTTTGTATATTGAAAAGTAATTCATTAAATCTTTTTCTGTCAGTATCTTCTAAAAGAGTATCTTTTCTTAACATATTTAAGAACTCTCTGATTTCATCTCTTAACTCGGTGATTATTTTAATATTTTCTTCGGATGTATCTAATAAATTAAACAATGCCGTTTTGAATCTCTCCTTCATGTCTTTATCTTTTTCTAGAAAAATTGAACTAGTTATTGCAAACTGTTTAGTAATGGATTCTACTGTGCTTGGTGCTGGTTTAAATCCAAATTTGTTTTCAATCTCTTGAGAGATTTGACTATTAGTTATACCCATAGCAACTAATTCGGCAATCTTGCCTAATACTTCAGGTTCTCGTATTCTATCAATTTTATCTTGCCTAGACATTTTTTTCCACTAAATAATCCTTTTCATCAAAACTATACAATCTATTCTTTATAAATTCTTCCTCTCCTAAATTGAAAAAATAATCTATCCATTTGAGTAAAGGAGTGGTTATACTCTTTCTCTTTGGATTCCGAGATTCTAACTTTTTTATGAACTCCTTGTGTTTTTTAACTTCTTCTCTTAGTTTATTTTTATTTTCCGCCTCGTGAATATCGTCTATGAATTCGATTTCATTTAAAGTTTCTAATTTATTCATCAATAGTTTCCTCCAATGTTCCTAAATCTTTCCTATATTTAGTCTTACTCTTTAAAAAATAGTGATTGGCTGTCAATTGTTCATAAATATAAATAGTTGAATACTCTGGACCGATTAATTCTCTGAGATAATGTATACTGCCTCCGCATTCGATTCTAAGGAAACCCATAGAGTCTAATTCTTCTCTAGTTAATATTTGTCTATCACTCATTTAGTTTTTTCTCCAGATTTTCATATTCTTCCATTGTTTTCTCTATTTGTTTTATTAATTTTACTGTGTATTTCTCAGCATAATACAATCTAGAATAACCAATCTTACGAATAAATACTTTTCTATTGTAGTCAGTTACTTCATTAGCCATAAAATCTAAATATTTTTTAACCATCCACATAGAAATCCCTGAAAAGTAAGATACTTGCTTTTCTGTCAGGCCTTCTGGGTGATCCTTTAATACTTCATAAATTAACCTTCTTATTTCATTAGAATGTAACCTAACGGCTCTTTTCTTAAATATTCTGTCTATTGTGGAAACTCTAAAAGTTCTGTTATGTAATTGGGGATTTCTTAATGACCATCTTTCAAGTCTTTCCTGATTCTTTATTATAAATTCTTTAGGTTTAGCAATAAGAAAATTAAGTTTCTCTGTGTTCATTTGCTTTCCAGTATTAGTAATCTTCATCTATGCCCCTCGCTTCATCTTCAATCGCTTCTTTTTCTGTTTTTGTCACTACGCTTCCTATTGCATCAATTTGTTTCTTTATAAAATCAATCTTTGAATCTGTATCTTTTAAATAATTATAAACATATCCCATGAAAGTAAAAGTCAATCCAATTACAATTCCAAATAAAGCATTGGAAACATCATGATATGTGAAAGTCCATCTTATTGCAGACATAATTGTCCCCGCTATTCCTATGATTATTATTGTTAGTGGTAGTTTGTGGGTTTTCATTTCTTCAACTCCCCGATTATATCTTTCTTCGCCATAACTATTTTAGAACCAATTCCCAGATACTTTTCAGTTTTGAAACCATATTTTATTAAAACATTCATTAATTCAGACAGAATATTATCTGTTACATCTGTTGTGGCTTTAATATTTATTACTGTCATTTTACTCCTTGTCCAGTAATTAAGTCATTCATTCTCTAGCCAACTCCCTTATTTCTTCATCAGTCATCTTAAATCTTTTAAGTTCAAACCAAGATAAACAATTTCTACATTCAAACTGTATCATTGAATTATCATTCTTCTTTAAGACAATTTCCATTAGTCTGCTACAATCAGGACATTTAATCATGTTTCTCTCCTTGTTCTGAAACCTTACCGATTGCGAACAATTTACTTGCGATAGCTTGAATTACATTAACAGTCACAGCATTTCCCATCATTTTGTATCTTTGTGTGTCTGACATTTCTGTTATTGTGTAAATTGTCCTTTCTTGTTTCTCTTCCGATTTATGTGGTTCTCCTTGTTCCAATTGTCCTCTCTTCTGTGTAATTTCGTATGGCAACTTCTGCAAATTACCTGTAAATTTTCTAAAAAGTTGTTCAATTTGTTCCTGTCTTTGTGGTGAATATCTAAGTTTTCTTTCTTGCCACATTGAGAACATTCGGTTGCAATAATCAATTGCCTTGCTCTGCGATTCCCTTCTTGTGGTAATACATTTTCCTTCCATTTCCATTTGTATGCTTTCTTCATACAATCTCGGTTGCAGTATTTCATTCTTGAGAAGTGTAATAAACTCATTAAGTCCCCATTCTTTAATCTGTTCCTCTCCAATTGTTTCTTGCAATAAAGACAATATTTTAATGGAGTCGGTTTTCTTGGTTGTCCCATTAACCTTGTAATAGGTTTCAAGGTTTATAAAACTTTGTAACCCTCGCCTTGTCCAGTCTTTAGGAAAAGATTGCAAAAACTCACATTCTATAGGGGTTAATCTACGAATTTTATAATCAAGCTGAACAGCTTGATTATTTCCACTATCTAAACAATAAGTTTCATCATATTTACTTATGTGCCCTGAACCACCAGCACTTGGATTCTTCTTTAGACTCGGTCTATCTGGGCTTCTTGTTTGAGTATTGTGAACCAAAACTCTCTGAATATCTGTTTTTGTTAAAGTAAAACTCTCTTCTCCATTGTCTTTGAATCTTCTTCCGTTCTGTCTTTTTTCTAATCTATCAGGGGTGAGAACTGGAATTGCTATTTTTGGTGTGCAATCTCCACTCAACTTACTTGCTCCTGCTAAAGTTGGACTTATTCCCTCTTTCCCATAAATTCTAGAATGTTGTGACCTTGCTTGTTGTATTAATTCTATTGATTTCATATACTCTTTTGAACTCCCTTGTCTCCCGATTGCTTCTGTGATTGTAGGGTGTGTGATTTGTGTCTGCCCCCTACTTTCAATATATGTTCCGTTTGAGTCTGCTGTGATTCTTGAGTGGATTGTATTGGTAACCTCTTGGTGTCTTTGTAACTCATTATTCTTCTCGTTGATTCCTCCGAAAGGTAATATTTCTGGTCTACTTGTTCCTCTAAGACTTCCGATAATGAATACCCTCTCTCGGTTCTGGGGGACTCCATGAAATTTGCTGTTAAGAACCATCCACTGAACATCATACCCCAATTCTGAAAGCGTTTGAATGATGACTTTGAAAGTTTCCCCTTTTTCGTGATTAAGTAACCCCTTGACATTTTCAAGGAAAATAATCTTAGGTCTTTTAACTTTAACAATTCGCACAACCTCAAAAAAGAGAGTTCCTCGGGTATCTTGGAAACCTCTCCTCTTTCCAGCGATTGAGAATGCTTGACAAGGAAAGCCCCCACAGAGAATATCAAAGTCCGGTAATTCTCTCGGATTGATTTTTGTTGCATCTCCATAGTTTTTGATGTTTGGGAATTTTGATTTAAGGAGTTCGCTTGCGTATTTATTGTTTTCGCTGAGTCCGACACAAGTAAATTGTTTTGGTGCCAATAGTTCCTGCTTAAAGTTGGGGCTATTTTTTTCAGACCCCCTTTGTTGTGACCTCTTGGTCTTTGATAAATCATTGGCTCCCTCAAATCCAAGTTCAAATCCTCCAACCCCTGTAAACATTGAAAAGTATTTCATTTGACATTTCCTTTCTCCGTTACTTTATTCTCATCTTTTGAGTAATCCTTGTCTATAACTCTTTTAATCTCAATACCATTATCTAATTTTGTAACTTCAAATTCATCTGGATTGACTACGTTTTCGCTCTGTTTATTGCACTCATCACATAAACCATCTATTCCACAAACCTTAGAATTTAAATCATACAATTCCCTACATCCTTTGCTCAATACCCCTATTTTTGGAATTGCCCCATTTTTTAATCTACCCTCCAATTTAGCCCAATCTTTTTCACTGAGTGCTTTCTGGGATGCGTTCTCTTTATGAACTCTTATTTCTCCATATAAGAAGTCAAAAGCATCACTCCAAGCAAGTTTGGTTTCTTCACCTTGTAATCTTCTTAAACCATCTTCTGCGACCATTCCTCTTAGTTCATCAATAATCTTTAGAACTTCATTTCTACAATTCTCCCATACTTCATAACAATGCTGATTAAACCTACCTCTATTAAATTCTAACTTTTCTGGATTATCCCATGTAAAAATATCTTTGGGGTATGGATTTCTCATTCTAGAGAAAGGTGCAGAATTGGTGCTTTTTGTCTCATTATCTTTCAAAACATCTTTTAATTCCTTTATACATTCTGGAGCAACGCCCTTGTATCCCCATTTATTTGCCCATTCAATTATTCTTTCTTTCATTTTGCCCCCTCTGAGATTTCAAATATTTCATAAATCAATTCTTTTGAATTTGGGAATATCTTGATTAATTTCTCAATCTTTTCGTTTATAGAGTTGTCCGCAGGAGCAGTTTTCTGTGACCCATCTGAAGAGGACTTCAGCATCCTATTTCGGTTATCTGTGACCTGCCCATTTGGACTATGAACATTCTCCGATATGATTTGTTTTAACTCTTTTTTAAACATTCTTTCAAATTTATCCCATCTTTCATCAACCCAAACAACCGTTTTATCTCTGCATAATATAAGTTTCTCAAGTATCTCTTTCTTTTGGAGTTCAAGGGCTTCTTTAACATGAAGACATGATTTACATAAACCATCCTGCCCACATTTACTATCGTTTGGGTCTCGATAACCACATCCAAAATTTAAAGTGTCTTTCATTTCTCCCCCTCCGAGATTTCAAATATTTCATAAATCAATTCTTTTGAATTTGGGAATACTTTGATTAATTTCTCAATCTTTTCGTTTATAGAGTTGTCCGCAGGAACATTGGGAACCTCAGAGGACTTATCAAAATCCTGTTCGGCTTTTCTATTTAGTTTTCCTAATTTATCTTTTAATAATCCCCATTCATTGCCAAAAATTGATTTTTCTCTATTAAAATAATTCTTTCCAATTTTATTTTCCTCTCTGTCTTGTTCTTTTTCAATCTGTTTTATTCTCTTTTTTATACTATAAATCGTTAAAGTGTTATTCATTTCTTCCCCTCCTCTTCGTTTAGTTTTTGACATTTAGGACATAAAGCTAGACCTTCCCATTCTGTATCTTCATAACCACATACTAAGTCTCCTTCCTTTGTAATCTTTCCACATCTGTCACATTGGTTTGAATTTATATCCTGTTCAGTTCTCATTTCTTCCCCCCACATTGACATTTCTCAGCATATTTCTCACTCCTCTTTTTAAGTTTCTCACTCCTCTTTTTAAGTTTCTCACTCCACTTTTTATATTCCTCACTCCACTCTTTATTTTTCTCACTCCACTCTTTACATTTCTCACAATTATGTTTCATTTCTTCCCCTCTGATGTTTTTGTTTAATATGAACTCCTAAATTATATTTCACAGCAGACTCACTTCCACCCCTAATCTCTTGTTTACATTTAGGACATCTTTCTGAATATTGCACTCTCTCAATTGTGCTAGTTGTTTTCTTCATAGTACTAACAGACAGATAGACTATTTAAATGTTTCTATGTTATTACATTGTTGCATTATCTACTAAAACCTACTAATTTTGTTTGAATTAGTAATCAATATATTTATTCTAAATGAAATTCCTTAATAGAGTTAAAATGTTCTATATCTTCTTTACTTAACTCCCTGGTGTGTTTAGATTTTAAATTAATTATTTTCTTTTTGTCTAAATCAACGAGATGCTCAGATCCTTTAATCAACATTTTAAATTTCATTTTAACCTATGGCAACAGAAAGTTTACAACCACAAGCACATATTCCTTTAGCAAACTTTCGTATATTTCCTTTTCTTATTTGTTTTTCTTCTATAATTGGATTTAAGACTAATACTTTCTTTTTATCCCTCATACAATAGGCAAAATACTCTTTTTCCATTAGTTTATTGAGTAATATGTCTTTAAATAACTTTCTATACCCCTGATTTTTCAATATTTTCCATAGCATCTGCAATTAATGTAATTGGGCTCACACCTAAACGCATACCCCATTGTTTAGCTATTCTCTCTACGCTAACATCATCATTTTCTAATATTTTCCTTTGTAATGCGGATATGGCCCCTGGTTTCTTCTGCTGCTTTTCCTTTAACCATTTTTGATATTTAATTATATTGTTTGCGTATTCTTGGTTTTTCTGTTCCTCTTTTCTTAATTCTTCCCTCATTTCTTTTATTCTGTTATTACTCTTAGATAACTGATGAATTGGGTTTAAAGTCTCGGCTTGTTGCATAATTAAAAATTCTATATAATTACTATCCTTCAATCCATAAAAATTCCCACCCTCCTTCAGTTTATCAATTGCTTCTGTACTTAAACTAAATCCTTTCCTTATCCATTCTTCTTTTCTGTATTTGGGCATTTTAGGTTTAAATTAGTATCAAAAGAGTATGTTTAATATTTAAATGTATTGAAATTTATAAAGACATAAAAACATAAAATAAAACATAAAAACATAAAATAAAATAATATATCATCTAGAAAAAGAACCAATCTCATAATCCAGAAATTTCCACATTATTTGTAACAGTTTTTATCACATCTTTTCTGGACAAAATATTTGGATTATCTCTCTTTGAGTCAAATTTAGGTAAATAGGGGATTTTAAACTTATGATAGTGTTTTCCATCAAATAATAACATACTCCCCAAAGGCATATTTAAGACTGCGCTGCCTAATTCCTCTCCTTTATAATTCAAACAAATTGTCTTATACCTTGATCCATTGATAAAGTCCCCTATTGTTGATTTAGTAAATAAATAAATACTTATCTTCCCACATAAGAATTTCTTATAGTTTTCAGGAATTCCAGAGAGAATGATAATATTATTATTATGTGCAATTAAACGGAAAGTTCGTTCTATACTTCTTCTTTTCTTGCGGTCATCCAGGTCCAACAAACTTGCCACCTCATCAATTATTACCACAGAGTCTTTAATTAATTCGGCTTCTTCTAAGGAATATATTTTAGTTTCCCCTAAATTTGACTTTAAACCATAGGAAAATAGATTAAAATTAAACGATTTCTTTAACTCACTTATAAAATAATATAAAATATTACTCTTTGCAGTGTTTACATCTCCAGCTAAAGCTATTACCTTAGGATTATTAAACAAATTTTCAATCTTTTTATCCAACATAGCTAATCTCCTTTTTACTGGGAATTGTATTCATATTTAAAATAGATTCATTTTTTAACAAATTAAATTTGGTTTTCTCTAATATATGAATAGCGTTGGGGTAGGGTAATCTACAATCAGAGATAAAAGACTGTATAAATACCTCTGTCGTGAAGATCCTGGCTTGTAAACTAGACTTACCTATTTTTTTGAATAATTCAAGATAGTCTGGTTTAATGGATTTTAAAAGTGCTTCAGTGTCCTTAATTGCCTTGTCAATATTATCTTCAGAAGACTCTGACACATATGCTAACTTTTTAGATTTATCTTTCTTTATCATAAAAGGGCGGAGGATGAAAGATAAGAGAATCACATCCATCAGGCGTTTTACCTCCCCCTTTATTTTCCTGACTATTAAGAATCTTTAAATTAACTAATTTGTCAAAGTATTTTCTCTCGTGTTCGTTTAAATTAACACTTCCATCTGTTTGCAAATTATGTAATAAACCTAGCATAGTATCATAATAAAATGACTCTCCCCTGTCATTCTTAAATATATAAAGTGGTTTTAAATATAATTTATTCAGTTTTGCCATTTTCCCCCCTTAAATTAAAGTAACAAGTAGAACACACATTAATTTCTCTCTGGGTTTCTTTATCTATAATAATCAAATTTCCAGAGGACTTACCGTCGCATCCTTCAATATTACAATTTTCAGCTTTCATAAGTCCTCCTCCGAACTCAAAATAATATACTTTCCTGGATCTATTCTTGTACTCGGAGGCAATACCTCATGCTCTCCAGTTTCTTTATTAAATACAACTAATTCACCCATTTAAACCTCCAAACAGATGGGGGAAGACCCCCCACCCAAAAAATCTCCTCAACACATCTGCCTAAAGACACATAAGGAGTTAATATTGTTTTCATAATTCTATTAAACATCTCTACTTTATATACTTTTCTTACCCTTTAAGAGTTACGAAAAGTCTTATTCTTCCCCCCTTTAAATTTAAATGGCAAACTTCTTAATCTGTTTTCCTCTTCTAATCTGTTAATTCTCTTTCTCAGTCTTAATATTTCTATCTTGGTCTCCAGGAGACTTAATTTAATTAGCTGAATAACATCATTTGCGTTTAAAACTTTAACATTTCTCATCTAATTCTCTGCCTCCCATCTTCTTGACCATAAATTGATTTATTCTTTTTCTTTATTCGTAGTTTAAGATAATTCATTTTATTAGTTAAATATTTATGATGCAGTGCACAAGAAGAACAGTATCTATTTAATCCATAGTTCTTTATTACTTGATCACAACATAAACACTTTTTAATCTTCATAAGTAACCCCCCTTAAACTCCCTTTTTCTAAGTTTAAAATAAAGACTCTTAATAAAAAACTTCCCATTATCCAACCGATTAATTGATAAAGGGAATAAAGGAAAATGTTTAAAAAACCCCTATTCCCAAATATTAAACTCATCTTTCCCCCCCTAAATAAATAAGAAAACTTAAAAGCGCGACAATGACAATCAAAAAGGAAATTGAATAAGCTTTATATTCTGTCCATTTTTCTATATTATTTATTATTTCTTTATTTTCTGAATGCTTATAAGTGTACATCCCTCCAGAATTTAGAAAATTAACTTTATCTAAACCGACAATACATATATAATCATCATCCACATATTTTTTTAAATCTTCTTTATGGCTTAATTCGTGCATAACTATTGAAGTAATTAAAACGCCGTTAAATAGAAATACAACTAAGATAAACTTACTTACTATTTGTGTTATTTTCTTTATATTCATCTGTTTTCCTGCGTTTACAGTTCGCCAACTTTGAATATAAAACCCAAAAAAAATAAATTGGGTTCGTTAAATTCCTATTTGTTTAAGTCGTCTGTTTATCTCTGGCTTTTCTTCGTCTGGTAAGCTATCCCAATACTCCATTAAGATATTAAACCCTTTTTGATAGTCTGGGTTTGGTTCTTTATATGCTTTAAAGTCTTTTATCATCTCTTTAACTATCTCTGCTTTTTCTCTGTCTAAAATTGGAAGTTCTATATATCCCCTTCTTAATTCGTTACTTATTAACATTTTTTTCTCAATAAGGCGATTTAAAAAACTTTCAATTACACTTAAAACTTCTTCTTCGTTTTCTTTGGTTATAAATTGTTTATCTATTATCATTAGTAATTTAAGAGTTTTCTCACTGTTTCCCTTCTGACAGATTTAAACCCATGTTCGTTTAACAACTGATTAAAACCTTTTATATCAGTAATTGGTAGAATGTAGTGCCACGCATAAGATTTTATTTCTTGCGATTCTTTTTTTGTTTTCATTTGTAACCATCTAAAGAATAATTAAAACCTGCTTCTTCGTTAAGTGCTTTAAATATATCTCTCTTCTCCTGGTCTGTTCGATCCTCCCATAAAGATTTATTTCTTAAAAGCACGTCAAAAGCTCTTTTATAGTTTTTTATCATCTTTAACTCTTCCCCCTTTCAATTCTTTAATATGATTCCGCCTTAATTTGTTAAATTCTTTTCTAACTAAAATTAAATACTCTTTGTGATATTTGCGGCTTAAAGTATGTTTGGCTTTACTTCTTGCCTTGCTTCTTATTTTCTCCTGTTCTTCTCTGCTTAATTCTTTTCTATATTTTTTAATATGTTTCATCTTTTCACCTGTTCCACTTTCCAAATAAAAAAAGGAAAGAAAAAAAATAAATTTATTTATAAAATCTTTGTACTCTTCGCACCAGTTAAATAAATCACTATTTGGCTTGTGTCGCTTTGGTCATAACCTAAACTCTCGAAAGCATCTTTAAGCTCTTCTATACCTCGTTCTGTATAACCTTGTTTATCTTTTTTGTTGTATTTATTTAAAATCTCCTTTGCTCGTTCTTTTGTTATCATTTTACCCCTCCTTTCATTTTTAAAATATCAATTTCTAAACTATTAATTATAAAATCACAAAATAATATCTTTTGATCTGTGTCCATAGTATTAATTAACTCTAGTTTAATCTTCTCAGTTTGTTTAATTAGTTCGTTTAATTTAATCATTCCAAACCCCCAAATATAATTAACTTAAGTTCTTTCATTCTTTCAAATTCAGAATCGCTTAAAGGCCTTTCTAAAGAAACATTACTTAATGCTTTCATATAAATCGTGTTTTTCGGATACCCAAGCCATTTATGGTTGGGAGGAGAAAAACTTCCTCGTTGTATTTAGTTGTGAACATTATGAACACCTCTTCAACTTTTGAATTTCTTTATGAGCTATCTTTAGTGCTTCTTGCTTAGATTTAAACTCACCCAAGTTAAACCCTCTTCCTTCATCGGATGAAAAAACAACATAATCTACTTTTTTCTCTCCAGCCATTTGCCTTTTTGAAACACTTACTGATTTTTGTTCATAAAAAGGTTTATCTAAATCTGTTTGAAAATATATATCTCCGTTTCTTCTTACTACTTTTCTCCAACATTTGTTTTCTTGTGTTACTTTTGCCATATTAGTTTTTCTCCGTTAGGATACTCCACCCTTTAGGGTGTGAGAGGATGTCATTTCCGCCAGGTTTCTCATATACTCAAATTCTTTTATTAAATCATTTATCATTTTAAAAACTCCTTTGTTCTTTTTTTATATAACTCTAAAGATTCTTTATTACTCAACCCCTCATAAATACTATTATGATAACTTAAACTTTTACACGTTGTACAAGTAGGATCATTATAATTTAATTCTATATGATTCTTACATTTTATTAAACTAGTTGTCATAATTATTAAACTCCTCTTTAAAGACAATAAGATAACTACTTTCTAAAGGAATAACCGAACTTATAATTAAATTATCTTTTAACATTAATTTTAAAGTATCCTTTAAAGAAATCATTTTAAACCATTCCTCTTAATTAAATTAAGTATATTATTATCAATTTCCTCAGTTTTTAAACGTATAATAGACTGAATTTGATTATTTAATAAATTAATCCTTTTATCTATTTCTTCCATAGTGTAACAATTTGTAACAGGTCTGTAACAGCTAAATTTATATCCTTATTGATCTCTTGCAACTTTATTATTAACTCCTCGTTTAGTCTTATTACTTTACTCATTTTAACCTCGAATTTCTTACAATTACAACTAATCTTATTTTGAATACCCGAAGTTTTTCCTCTTAAACAACACTCATAACCCTTATAGGTAATATGAAATCTTTTTTCATGCCCACATTTGCAAATATAACCAGGTGCGGATTTCTGTTGCGACATATTTATACGTTGCAGAGGTCTTGGCTCCGTTCCGACCTGGTTATTATTCATAGTGTCTTATTTTGATTATATAGGTAGACACATAATAACATAAATTAATATATCTTATGTGCCTACTCTACTTTTATTTATTGTATTCTTATTACACATAGTTTCTTTATAAATGTTTCTATGTTTATAAGTAGTATAATAAAGTATATAAATATTTATATACCTATTGATTGCAGCACATTTTTAGAACATTTTTAAGAACGTTTTTTCCACTTTTTTAAGAACGTTTTCACGGACATTTTTTAAGGGAATGGTATAAGTGGTACTTGTTTCTAATAGTTATAAAATTTAGACACTACTAAAAAGTATATAAAGGGTTTCACGAGATTTGATTTGATTACCTGTCTGTATTGTAAAAATAAATAAATTTAGGGAAGAATGAAAAAGTATACAAACTATGATTATCTTTAGTTATTATGGTTATGTTGAAAAAGAGTTGTGAACGATATAAGTTTGAAATGAATCAATTATATGTCTAATGGATTTTATTATTGTTGGAATTGTTGGAAATGTTATAAAATTAGAATGAAACAGAAAAGAGAAAGGTTTATAAATAAGGAGAGTTTGAATATACAATGAAATGTTTGAAATGCGATACTGAATTTCCAGAAACTAATTT